AAAAATTGAACTGATCTTACTAATCTTAATCTATTATATATATAAGATATTGATATCATTGATTTTATTAGGGGAACAAAACCAGAACTAGCGATAGTAAGGCAAGAATATCCTTTTACTGATCTTCCTACCCTTGATATAATATGGCCTTTATGGGGGTGCTAAATGACCTACACGAAAGAGCAGATTGAATCGTCTGTGGTGTTTCTCTCTGGCATGGCGCGTGCTGGTCGTGCTGGGGAGTTCACCATATGCGAGGGCGGGCGGATGCTATTACAGCAAGCTAAGGCCATGGCAGAACATGCGCGGGACGTTCATGTCATCGAGTGCGCAAAGTTTGCAGGGGTGTGATTATTTATGTTGACACCGAATATCGTTTCGGTTAGTGTGGGTTATCGAAACGGCGCTGAGGCGCACAACCTGAGGGAATACGGAAATGACTTACGAAAAGGGCGAATTGGTTAAATATTCAAAGCCTGAAGCTGGCGAGGAGTTAATGACTTTTGTGGTGATCGAAGATCGCGAAGACCGCCCTTTGGTGGGCCTTGTCGGTGCGCAAGGTTTTGGGTCGCAGGAGTGTTTCGCAAAATCGCATTATGAGGCCGTGTGATGCGGGCCATTGTAGGCATGGAGTGCCGTGGCAATACACGCGCCGCATTACGCGCCGTTGGAGTTGATGCTTGGTCTTGTGATTTACTCCCTGATGTGTCTGGTTCTCCGTATCACATAACCGGAGACATAATGGCGCACTTGATGGGTGTTCCTGACGGTTATTACGATCTGGGGATATTTCATCCCGACTGCACGATTTACACAGTTGCGGCGGCATGGGCGTTTAAAGACCCTGACTTTGTGAAGCATCCAGGAATTGGGTATCATCAGAAGGTGAAGCCAGGAACGCTGACCGGTCAGGCTCGGCGCGACGAACAGGCAAAGCAGTTTGCGTGGCTGCTGGATTTTATTGAACTGGCGACACGCAAGTGCAAAAGTTGGGCAATAGAAAATCCCGTTGGGATGTTATCGACATTGTGGCGCAAGCCAGATCAGACGATACAGCCCTATGAATTTGGAGAGGATGCCAGCAAGAGAACGTGCCTTTGGCTGCACAACTTGCCAGAGCTGCGCGGAACAAAACGGTTTGTTGGACGATTTGTTAATGGTGTTGAGCGGTGGTCAAATCAGACTGACAGCGGGCAGAACAAGGAATCACCAGCCGGTGACAGATGGATTAAACGGGCTGAGACCTATCCAGGAATTTCAGCCGCAATGGCTCAACAATGGGCTTTAGAAGGGACTCAAAAATGATCAGCATGGATAAGAAATATACAACGCGGGACGGGCGAGGGGTGCGCTTGTTGTGTGTTGATGTGCCGGGCGAATTTCCGGTTGTGGGGATTGTCAGAGGGGATATTTTCCGTTGGAATACATGTGGCGGGTTTGCGGCGTCTGGCATATCCCATGATTTTGACCTCATAGAAGCACCAGAAACGATTGAGGTTGATGTGTGGGTTAATGTTTATGCAAAAGGTGGTGCGAGCTTATATCGGTGCCGTCAAGACGCAGATAATTCGGTGAAACAATACACCCCCCCCACGCATCGCCTGTATCAACATCAAGCGGACTATAACCGTTGGGGAGGGGCTTTAGGCTTGTTGACGCAAGCCCTCAGGTGTTGTAATCTGGGGGCCTTGTCATTTGTGAGGGTTAAAACGTGCCTGTCTTGGCAAATTCGCGGCATGAAGCGTTCGCGAGGGGGATTTTTGAGGGAAAGTCTCAAGAAAAAGCGTATATTGACGCCGGTTATTCGCCAAACGGTGCACGGGGGGCGAGCACAAAGTTGCTGCAAGCCAGTGCAAGCATTAACAAGCGCGTAGCGGAGATGAACCGAAAGGCTGAGGCTTCGGCTGTTTGGGGAAAGACTGATATACTTAATCGCCTCGCATCATTGCATGATCGCTTTGCGGTTAATGAGGACGCTCCGTCTGGATCGGTAGCAAGGGCCGCCCTGATGGACTACGCCAAGCTTAATGGCTTGGTGGTTGATAAACAGGCTGCCAGCATTGACATGTCTGTTAACGTAAAACGTGCTGTGGAGATGACGGACGATGAGCTTGCAGCTATCGCCACAAGAGGCGGCGGCTGAACTATTAAAGCGCCGTCACGCTAAAAACTCCATGCTGGGGTTTACAAGATACACGCTGCCCAGCTACGACAGTGCGCCGCATCATGAGTTGATCGCCTCAAAATTGGAAGCCGTCGAGCGTGGCGACTGTAAGCGCCTGATGATATTTATGCCACCACGTCATGGTAAATCTGAGTTGGCATCCAGACGGTTTCCGGCATGGTTTATGGGCAAAAACCCGACGCTTGAGGTTATCGCGGCGAGTTACAACAGCGATCTAGCCTCAGATTTTGGACGGGAGGTGCGCGGAATTGTCGGCTCTGAGGAATTTTCGCGCGTATTTAATGGCGTTGGTCTGAAATCAGATGACCGCGCTGCTGATCGCTGGCGATTAACACACGGCGGCGCATATCGGGCCGTTGGTGTAGGTACTGCTGCAACAGGCCGGGGCGCTGATCTGCTACTGATAGATGACCCGTTTAAGGACAGGCAGGAGGCGGACAGCGAGGCTACACGGCGTCGTGTGTGGGAGTGGTACAGGTCAACAGCGTACACCAGATTGAGCCCTGGGGGCCGCGTGGTTATTATTCAAACACGCTGGCACGAGGATGACCTGAGCGGCAAACTCATAGACAAGATGGAGACCGGTGCGGATCAATGGGACGTTCTGAGCCTCCCGGCTATATCCGACGATGGAATTGCTCTATGGCCTGAGAGATACCCCATTGAGCGCCTAAACGAAATTAAACGCACCATAGGCCAGCGCGAGTGGTCTGCGCTATACATGCAGAGACCGCAACCTGATGAAGGGTCGTTTTTCCTGCGCGACTGGTTTAAGAAGTGGACAATCCGGCCCGCCAATCTGGCGATATATGGCACGTCTGATTATGCCGTGACAGACAACGGCGGCGATTACACCGTGCATCGTGTTTGGGGGGTGTGTCCACAGGGCAACATATATAGACTTGACGGATGGCGCGGTCAGACGTCTGCTGATGTGTGGATCGAAGAGAAACTGAACCTGATGGCCAAGCACAAGCCCCTCGCGTGGTTTGGAGAGGGTGGCGTTATCCAAAAGGCCGTAGAACCAATGCTAAAGCGCCGCATGATGGAGCGCCGTGTTTTTTGCCGTCTTGAATGGGTGTCGTCCATACACGACAAACCCACACGGGCAAGATCATTTCAGGCCATGGCGTCAATGGGTAAGGTTTTTATGGAGACCGGGGCTGACCTGTCAGAGTTTCTAAGTTTCCCCGCTGGTAAACACGACGATGATGTTGACACGGCTACGCTCATGGGGCGCGTTATTGATCAGGCGCACCCTGCAATAGTGCGAACGCCACAAATAAACACCAGGCGGCAGGACTACGCCATAAATGAGCCTATGGACAACGACTGGACAACCGTGTAATTATGCAACATATGCGGACAATGGTGTAACATGCTGACTGATCTCGTGCGCAAATTCGAGGAATCCGAAGAGGCAACCGTCAATGCGCGGGCCGAAGCTGAAAAAGCACGCGACTATGTTGACGGTAAACAGTTAACTGACACGCAAATCAAGGCGCTGAACCGTCGCAAGCAGCCCATTGTCATTGAGAACCTGATACGCCCCAAGATTGATTATCTGTGTGGGCTTGAGCGTCAGGGGCGTACAGACCCAAAGGCGTATCCGCGCACTGCCAAGCACGAAGACGACGCTAACGCCGCCACGGACGCCTTGAGGTACGTCTGCGAAGACCAAAACTTTGCTATTAAACGATCATGGGTGTTTAACAACATGATGGTTGAGGGTGTAGGCGGCGTTGAGGTTATAGTTAAGCAAGTCCGCAATCAATACGATCCATCTGTTGAATATATCCCGTGGGATCGCATTTTTTATGATCCACACAGTTCATCCCCTGATTTTTCAGACGCGCAATATGTGGGATTTATCACATGGATGGACGCATCAACAGCAAAGCGTCGCTGGCCAGAGGCTAAGGACGTAATTGACGCCACAATAGCCAAGCCCACGGGGTCAGCATATGATACCTATGAGGATAAGCCTAAATGGACGTATTGGGCTGATTCCAAGCGTAAGCGTGTGCGCATTGTCACCATGTATTGCGTGGGTGATGGCGGGTGGTATCGTGCCGTGTTCACGCTGGCAGGTGAGTTAGAGCCATATGCGCCATCGCCCTACATGGACGAGGAGGGTCGCCCGGATTGCGCGCTGATATTGCAGTCTGCAAATGTTGACCGTGACAACGACCGCTATGGGATTGTGCGAGACTTTATCACGCTTCAGGACGAGGTTAACAAGCGCCGGTCTAAATTCCTGCATTTGTCAAACACGCGTCAATACCGCATTAGCCGCGCCATGCAGACGGACGAGGCGCGCATTAAAACACAGATGGCGCAACCCGACGCTGTGATTGTTGCTGATCCTGGGGAGATTGAGATAATTAGTCAGGGCGATCTGGCTGCGGGTCATTTTAATCTGCTGGCAGAGGCCAAGGCGGCAATTCAGGCCACAGGCCCAAACGCCACCATGCAAGGTAAGTCTGGCCAAGACCAATCAGGGCGCGCTATTCTGGCTTTGCAGCAAGGCGGCATGACGGAAATGGCCCCAATGCTGGATGCGTTGCGCCATTTTAATGTGCGTGTTTATCGGGCAATATGGAATCGCATACGTCAGGTGTGGACGGCAGAGCGTTGGGTGCGCGTCACCGACGATGAAAAAAATGTGCGCTTTGTGGGTATGAATATCACCAAGGGTCATGCCGCCATGAGTAAATTGGCGGATGCTGTCAAGGCTGGTCAGCTTGATGAGCAGACCGCTGCGCAATACGAAATGCAAATCATGAGCGACCCGACTATGGCTGAGAAGATGAACTCAGTTGCTGAGATGGATGTTGATATTAACATGGATGAGGTTGTGGATACGGCCACATTGCAGATTGAGCAGTTTGAGCAATTGACTAAGCTTGCGCCTATCACGCCACCAGACAAGATTCCATTAATGTTTGAAATGATGGTTGAGGCGTCTGGTCTGCGCAACAAAGAGAAGATTTTACAGCTTATCGAGAAAGATAAGCAAGGCGCGTCACAACCAAACCCCATGCAGGAAGTGCAGATGCGCGGGGCTGTGGCTGAGGTTAATAAGACCGAAGCAGAGACCGCGAAGCTTGCCGCGCAAACGAGAAATGAACAGTTAAAACCCCTCTTTGAGGGTGTTAAAGCCGGTGTGCAATTGCCAGCCGCTGCGCCCGTTGGTGCGCCTGAGCAAATGCCACCACCACAGTTTCAGGGTGTCCAATAGGTCACACTGCTAACCCGTCGCCGGGGTTTCACGGGCGTTAAACGGGTCGCCGCCGTTTCGGGCGTATAGGGATTGTTACACATGTCTACTCTTGACGATATTTTATCTGACGAACCGTTTGAACAAGCCGAAGAATCAACAGTTGAGCAGGTTGAGGAACCCGCACAGCCACGCGACGAAACCGGCAAGTTTGCACCGAAGGGCGAAACAGAGAGCGCGTCGCCTGCGCCCGTCGAACAGCGTCAGCCAGACCTTGAACACCCCGCCCTCATTGCTGAACGCCGCCGCCGCCAAGAGGCAGAGGCACGTCTTGCCGCATTTGAAGCCGCCGCCATTGCAGAACCGCCCCCGTCTATCTTTGAGGATGAACAGGGATGGCAAAACAATTTCGGCAACAATGTTGTAAGTCAGGCCGTTCAGGAAGCCACACTAAACGCGCGTGTCGAAATGTCGGAAATGCTTGCCCGTCAAGCGCATCCAGATTTTGAAGACATGAAAAACACATTCTTGTCTTTGATGGATCAAAACCCATCACTGAAACAGCAATGTCAGGCAGACCCGCATCCGTGGAATAAGGCGTATCAAATCGCCAAAAGCCACAAAATGATGCAGGAACTCGGCGCAACAGATGTGGCGACACTTGAGGCTCGTTTAACTGAAAAGATCAGAGCGGAACTTACGCAACAAGCGCAAGCACAAGCCCCGGTCTCCCAACAGTTTCCCGCATCGTTGGCGGGCGCGCAGTCTGGCCGGTCTACTGGCAGCGCTGTACAGCCCCCGCCGTCTTTAAATGACATATTGCGAGGCTAAGGCCCGCACTCATAAGGATTTACTACAATGGCTTTTACAACTGTCGCCGCCGCCAATACCGAAGAGGTATGGGACAACAACTTTTTCACCTCATACGTCCGCGAAAACCGCTTTAAGCGCTACATGGGCACTGATGAAAATGCAGTGATCCAGGTTAAAGAAGACCTGACCAAAAAAGCAGGCGACGGGATCACCATTCCCCTCGTTGGCGAACTGGTTGGCGCTGGCCAAACAGGCAACGGCCTGCTTGAAGGCAACGAAGAAGCGCTTGGTAACTACGGTCACAAGATCGAGGTCGCCACTCGTCGTCACGCTGTCGCCGTCACTGACAACGACCAGCAGTTTACGGGCATTGGTCTGCGTGACGCCGCTAAGCCTATGTTGAAAAAGTGGGCAATGAAAAAGTTGCGCACCGACATCATCACGGCGTTGGCGTCTAAATCAGGCACCGCTTACGGCTCTGCCTCTGAGGCTGTTAAGGATGCGTGGCTGGTTGCCAACTCTGACCGCGTTCTGTTTGGCACGGGTGTTGGCGCTTACACTGACCACTCGGCTGACCTGCTGCTGGTAACGGCGTCTATGAAGCTGACAAAGGAAGTGGTGTCACAAGCTAAGGCCCGCGCTGAAACCGCGTCCCCGATCATCGGCCCTGTGACCGTTAGCGAAGACAGCGAAACATATGTCATGTTCGTTGGTTCCGGCGCTTTCCGCGATCTGAAAACCGACTTGGCAACCTCTTTGCAAAACGCACAAGAGCGCGGCGACAGCAACCCGCTGTGGAATGACGGAGACCTGATGTGGGATGGTGTTATCATCCGCAAGATTCAGGAAATCGCCACCATCGGAACGGTTGGTGCGTCGTCCGCCCGACTGGAACCATACTTCCTGTGTGGCGTTCAGGCTTTGGGTGTGGCTTGGGCACAGCGTACAAAGTCAACAACCGACACCCGCGATTATGGGTTTGTCAAGGGCGTTGGCATCCATGAAATGATTGGCGTCGAAAAGCTGATATATAATGGCAAAGACCATGGCGTGCTGACTGGCTACGTCGGCGCTCTGGCTGTCTAAAACCTGCGGGGCTGGCTTCGGCTAGCCCCCTTTTACTATTGGTGGATCATGGCCCAAACAAACCTTCAAATCATTAAAACTGCAATGCTCTCCATAGGGGCTATTGCCATTCGTGCCGTTCCTGCGGCGCATGATCTTGACGTATGCCTTGACCGCCTTTCGTCTCTTATTCGCACCCTGCCTGGGTGGACGGAATGGAACAACATAGAGATAAATCAGGACTACACAGCGGGCGATGATGAGCGCATCGCCGTTATTGGTGATGTTACCGTAACCGTAACACTGCCTCAGTTGAATTTTTATCAGCCGGTCATCACGTATGAATCTGATGGCTTTACGGTAAAAACCGGTGATTACTACGTTGCACCCCGCGACGGTGCCCGTGTGGCTGTATATGCACAACAGGGCGATGATAATGTCTATTATGCCTATCGCGCCGATACAGGCCATTGGATTCAAGTACACAATTTAGAGCCTACTGGCATTGTGCCGCTGGATGCGGCGATGCACATGCACCTTGAGGCCATGCTTGCGGTATCGATTGCTCCACTTTATGGGCTTCCCGTATCACAAGAATTGGGTATGGCATATGACACGGCTCAACGGGCAATGACCGCTCGTTATAGCGGAAGGTTTCAGCCCAAGACACCGGCAGACGACTTTAATGATATTGCGCGGTGGTTTTAATGCCAACTATTCAATTCAGCACGTCACACCATGAACGCCGCACGGGTCTGTTGAGGCTTCCGTGTAAAAACGTATGGTGGGATGATAAGGTTGGGGCGTTCTTTGATCGCCCTGCGATTGTCGATTATGAGACCAAGGGATCGGGCCAGATTCGCGGTATGTTTTACCAAGCTGGCCTTTTTAACAGTGACCGATTTTATATCTCTGGTGCGCAAGTGTTTCGGGAAAGCGCCATTATAGCCACGCTGGCCGGTGAGGATAACGCGCGCATTGCTGGCGGATTTGACGGCGCTAATGACTGCCTTGTGTGGGTCGCCAATGGCGGGCTTGTGTATAAATACACAGGCGGTGTGGTGTCGAGTGTTGCAATCCCTGATGACACGTTGATTTATGACGTGAAATTCTTTGACAACCGCTGGCTTTATTTCGGCAATCTGGGGCGGTTTTACTGGTCGGAAATCAACGAGCCGTCAAATATTAGTGGCCTGTCGTTCGCCACGGCTGAGGCCAAACCAGACGGATTTCTTGCGGCGGCCATCTCCGGCAAGAGCCTTTACATCTTCGGCTCTGACACGATTGAGCTTTGGTATACAACAGGCGATTCAACGATACCATTTAAGCCGAACCCTGAAAGCACATTGGACACGGGAGCGTTTAGCCGTGACAGCGTTTACGAGCGGGCAGGTCGTATCTATTTCCTATCAAAAGATCGCCAGTTGTTCCTGTTGGCTGGTGGGTTAACGCCCATTGCAGACGATAGCGTACTGGAATCCCTGCAATATGCTCCGCTTGAGAATATCAGCCTGTGTAGCTTGTTCATTGACGGGAAAGAGTTCTTCATTCTGACCGACAAAGACACGGCGTCATATGTGTTTGATGGTGCAAACTGGTATCGCTGGAATCGCTATCAGAATTTAAGCCTGTCAATCGTCGGTACGATAGTCAAAGACGGCGTTACCTACGCGGGGGATATGTCGTCTGGTTCTGTATACCGCTTTGACAGCACGGTTAACGCAGACACGGAGGCGCACATAGACCGCATTGTTTCGGGGTATTACCCACTATCAAGCGGTAAGGCGCGCAATTCATCCGCCGTTCTTATGTCATCTCGTGCCCCTGGTGGCCTTACGACTGTTGTCGATCCTCAGGTTGAGATGCGCTATTCAGACGACGGCGGCTATGAGTTCAGCGAGTGGATGGCGGAATCCATGGGCGGGATTGGTGAGTATTGGGTTAAGCCCACATGGCGGGCTTTGGGTCAGCGGTCGGCCTTTGGTCGCGTGTATCAGGTGCGGTGTGCTGAAAATGTGCCGTTCTGCCCACAAAACCTAGTTTTAGATGAGGATACGCGCTAATGGCCACGATTCAACAACCCAGATTGCCTATGGGCTATAAGACACAGTTCAGCCCTGAGATTGTGCTTTATTTGTCGCTACTTCAAGAGTATATTGCGTCACTAGAGGCGCGCATCAAAGCTTTGGAGCCGTAATGTCTTTCTTTTCGGATATCTTTACGAGCGTCTTGGGTGCCAATTCGGCAAAAAAGGCCAACAAGCAAGCGCTTGAGGCGCAGCAAAAGGCTATTGACGCCGCTAATGCGCAGTTAACTTCGCAATACAACACCACGAGCGCCAATTATCAGCCGTATATTTCAACCGGCACGAATGCGCTTGCGGCCCTGAATGACCCAACGTCAAGCTTTCAGGCCAGCCCTGACTATGCTTACCGCTTTGGCGAGGGTCAAAAGGCGGTAACAAACAATTATGCCACTGGCGGCATGCTTAACAGTGGCGCGGCCCTGTCTGCCCTGCAAGATCGCGGGCAAAATACAGCCTCGGCGGAATATGGCAACTGGTGGGATCGTCAATCGGGCCTTGCCAATCTTGGGCAGTCATCAGTTAACGCCTTGGCGGGGTATGGTCAAAACTACGCCAATTCGTACGGCAACAATCTGATTGGCAAAGGTAATGCTGAGGCGTCCTACAAGACAGCCAACGGGGCAATTAACCAAGGCTTGTGGGGCACGGTGCAGGGCGGGCTAAACCAAATCGAGCAAATGGGCCTTAGCGCGCTTACAGGCGGAACAAGCACGTTATTTAAAGGCTTGGGTCAATCTGGCACGTCTAATGCTTTGTCTGGCTGGGGTCAACGGGGGACAACGTATCTGTAATGGTTGATTATATCCGCAACATGGATGCGTTTAACGAGGGTTCAGACCGCATTAATGCGCTTGGCGATCTGCGCAGGCAGCGCACGGCTATTGCTGGCATTAACGCCGGTGTACCGGGGTCTGCAAATGCCCTATCAACAATCAATCCAGAACTGGCTCAGTCGTATCAATCGCCTGATCAGGTCGCCGCGCAACGTATGCAGCAACAACAGGCGCAGCAACAAGAGAATGATTATTCACGCCAGCGGGCTGAAATGGACATTCAATCCATGGCGGCAAAAGTTGCTGAGATGAATGATGAGCAGACAACCCGCCAAGTCAAGCAGGAATCAGAGCGCGTTGCGGCCCTGTCTGTGGCGCTTAAGCAGGTTCCGCCAGGTTCTCGCCGTGCGTGGGTGGATCAAAATGCGCAGATGTTGCAACAACAAGGTTTTGACCTGTCCAAGCTGGGGAATGTCGAGGATGATGCTTATCTGGATTATCACTCTGCCGTGGCGCAGGGCGTTAACACGGCCATTGACAACATGGCCAATCAGCAACGCCTTGAACAACAACGCCAATACCAACAAGGCCAACTAGGCGTAGCGCAACAACGCGCCAATCAGCAAGGCGCTAATGTGCAGAGCCAGATTGCCAAGCGGGCCGCACCGTCCAAGGCGGGCAGCGGGAAGTCTAACACAAAACCATGGGCGCGCGACTGGTCGGGAGGACAATAAATGGCTGGGCCAGTTATCGGACAAGTTTATGATGGTTACGTCTACAAGGGCGGTGACCCTAATTCAGCCGACGCATGGGCTGACGCATCCGTGCAGGACGTTGCAGCCGCTCGCGCTGCTGGAACCGTCATGGGCAAAGAGGCCGGTACGTTTCAAGCTAATCAGGGCGATTCGTCCGGTGACGCCTTGGGCCTTATTCGTGAGGCTGGCGATGTGCAGGCAGCACTTCGTGAAAGCAAGGGAACCGGTACTTTTGCCCCCGTTGCGCTTGGTGTTGCGCGCGCTGGTGTGCCCCTTGTTTCCAACGAGAAAAAGGCGCGCTCTCTTGGTGCTGTTGAGCGTGCGGCTAATGCTGCGACTCTGCAAAACGCTGGGAATCTTAAGGGCGCGCTGTCTGACAAAGACGTATCGTTTTTGAAAAGCCTGACGTTCAACCTAAAAAGCGCCACGGGCGAAAACACAGACGTAGCACGGGCGCAACAATGGGCTGGCGCGAAGGCTCTTGGATATAACGCGGCACGGTCGGCGTGGGAAAAGCGCTTAGGATCGGCACAAGCCAAGAACAAGAGCGGGCAGTCTTTTGCAGACTGGTGGACAAGTTACGCAGAGCAAAAATATCCGCGACCTTCATTTGGTGGCGAGGGTGTTTATAAGCCTGCTAAGAAACAATCTGGTGGCCAATCTAAGCCCACCAAAACGCAATCGGGCGCATCTGTGAGCAATTGGTAATGCCAAAGCAAGTAACAGTTACATTTTCAGATGGCACTTCACACACTTATCAAGGTGTGCCCGATACCGCTACGCCTGATGAGGTTGAGGCGCGCGCGCAAAAGGATTTCAATAAACAGGTTAAAGCGCTTGCGAAAGTTGGCCCTAAGGGAGCCGATAAAGCGCTTGCTGATGCGCGTCAACGCTCTAAGAATACATCCGGCGCTGTGCGGGCGGTTAATCAGGGCTTTACGTTTAATCTGTCTGATGAGATCGATGCGGCGGGTGCCGCTGTTGAGACTGGCGCGCGCAATCTGGCGTCTAAAACCGGCCTCGTTAAAGGTGCGGGATATTCCCCAAAAGAAGCATATCAGGCCGTTATGCAGTCTGAAAAAGAGGCTGGCCAGCAATACGCAAAGCAAGCGCCTGTTGCAAACTTCGCGGCCAATGTTGTTGGTGGTATCGCAAACCCGCTTGCCAAGGCTGGTGGCGGTTTTGTTGCGGGCGGCAAGGGCCTTGCACAAGTCGCAGGACGATCTGCAATTGTTGGTGGTGCGACTGGTGCAGCTTACGGCGCTGGTGAAGGCCAAGGCATGGAGCGGGTTCAAAACGCCTTAGTTGGGGGCGGAACCGGTGCCGCTATCGGTGGCGCTATCCCTGTGGCTGGCAAGGTGGCTGGCAAGGCCATAAACGCTCTGGGGGCCACTAAGGCCGCGAAACAAGCCGCAGCCCGTAAGGAAGAGGTCAGAGCGTTACAGCGTGAAGGCGTTGATCTTACCTATGGTGAAATGTTCGGTGGCCCTGCAAAGATGCTTGAGGACGTTACGTCCACGGTGTCAGGTGCTATCGGTGGCGCTCGTGAACGTGGGCGCGAACAGTTGAACAAGGCAGCGATAAATCGTGCGCTTGCGCCCATTGGTGAGAAGCTTTCCAAAAACACAGAAGCGGGCCGCGAAGCTATCGACGAAATGATCGTCAAGACTGGCCGCGCCATGGAGGACGCTTATTCCGGCGCTAAATTCATTGCGACACCCACCTTCGGCCAAAGCCTGAAACAAGTTGCAGATGATACGCTTGTCGGTGTCGATATGCAGACCCGCCAGCGTGCAAAATCGCTGACAGATTCTTTACTCAAGGGGCCTTTGGTTCGCAATGGGCAAATCGAAGGCAAAGACCTTGGGCGGGCCATGAGCCGCATCAGCGCAGCCAAGCGCGCAGCATTAAGCGGGCCGACGCCAGACAAGGCGCTGTTTGATTATTATCAAGGCCTTGAACGTGAAGTTATTAAGTCAATCAATCGCGACAAAACGGGCGACGTGAAAAAGATCATGGCCGCACGTAAGGCTTATGCCCTGTCCCTGCGTCCAGAACGCGCCGCTAATGCCGTTGGGGCAGAAGGTGGCGTATTCAGTCCAGCGCAGCTTCAAACGGCTGTAAAGGCCACGGCTGGTGGCGCTCGCAAGCGTGACTTTGCACGGGGCCGCGCTGGTATGCAGGATCTAAGCGAGGCGTCCAAGAACATCATGGCCCCTAAAATCGGGTCTACCGGCTCTGGTGAACGTGCCGCGATTCTGGGGCTTGCTGGTACCGCCTTTGCTGGCAACCCTCTCCCATTGGTTGGGGCTGTGGCAACTGAGATTGCCTTACGTGGGGCCTATTCCAAGCCAGTTCTACGCTTGGTTAATGATCTTGCCCGCGCAAAATCCAATTCAGCCGCTAATGGCGCTTTAAGCCAATTGCGCAGGGCCGCACTTAATAATCCAGAAGCCAAAGCGGCACTAACTCAAATCACGACACGCCTAGCAGCCGAGGCAGAAACTCGTAAGCGATACGGTGAAAGAAGCCGTGCGCCAGTGAACCAATTAGGGTCAGGATCGTAACGAAAATGACCGCATACACGACCTTTTGCAACCAGTTGAATAAGCCCCATTCGGGCGGTATGATGACGCCAATTAATTCCCACATGCCGCAAGTATGGCGTGTTTCGCCACGCTTTACAAAGGTGTTTTAAATGCCCCTAATGTCGCAACCCTTTACGCAAATTCTTGACCCCGAAACGGGCTTGCCGGTCTATAACGCCAAGGGTTATTTTTACCTTACTGGCACATTGACGCCTGAGGCTGTATATTCAGACGCTGGCCTTACAACGCCTCATGATGTGCCGGTGTCAACCAATGCCAATGGTGTCTTTCCGGACATATTTCTTGACCCATCTGTGACGTATCGCTTTATTATTAAGCGCAACAGCGGAACGGAGTTGTACGACATTGACCCCATTAATGGCGGGTCATCCATTGGAACGGCTGACTTGCAAGATGGAGCCGTCACAACGGTAAAGCTTGCGGATGATGCTGTCACATCGTCTAAGATCGCTGATCAGGCTGTGACCAATGCGCAGTTGTTGAACATGCCAGCCTTGACGATCAAGGGCAATGACACAGGGTCAGCGGCATCGCCACAAGACTTGACCATGAGGGAGGTTATCAAGGCCCTTGGCATGGTCGGTAAGATGTTCGCGTCTGGCAAGACCGAGGTTGACACTGCCCTGCACTTGCTTTGCGACGGTCGGGCGGTTAGCCGCGCAACCTATGCAGACCTTTTTGCTGAAATCGGGACAAACTGGGGCGTTGGTGACGGTTCCACCACGTTCAACATTCCAGATGGCCGCAACGTGGTTCTGCGTGGTGCGGTGCGTGACCGTGTAGGAACAGAAGCCGTGGGCGGCCATACAATCGGTACGTATCAGGCGGATGAGCTTTTAGCGCACACACACAACCAAATCGGCGGCGCGACGGGCGGGGCCTTCGGTGGAACGGAAGCGGGCTTTATGACCAACGCAAACGGTGTTAATGGTTCAACAAAGGCAACGTCATCTGTTGGTGGGCTTGAGACGCGCATGAAAAACGTAGCTGTCGATTGGGTAATTTATTATTAAGGGGCTGACATGCCGTCTTCTGTGAATATTTCCGGCGAGACCAACGCCAATCAGGTTACAACGATTGTCGATGACCGCATCGCTGATGCTGGCCTTGTGCGGACTGACATTGACCAGAGCTATGATTCATCGCAACAGTTACAGGGGCGCGAAAATCTAGGCTTGGGCAATGTAAATAACACCTCAGATGCCAATAAGCCTGTATCAACGGCGGCACAGGCTCAATTTAATACATCTGTAAAAACAGACATTTCACAAAGCTTTACAGCCCCACAAAAAGCGCTTGCGAGAACGAATATTAACTCTGCCATTAAAACGCTTGTAAATATCCGCGAATGGGGGGCCGTTCTTGATGGCACCACAGACGACACTCTGGCAGTTATTGCCGCCATAAAGGCGGCTATCGCAAACGGATATGGTCTCACAATTGACGGCTATGCTCTGATGACGGACTCCATTGAAAGCGTCCACACAGACACGTCTAAATCAGTCGGGGCGGGTGGTCTATCCATTATCGGCACGGGGATTGGCGTATCAGGTTTTAAATGGTCTGCGGGCGCTACCCGAACCGGCATAAGCCTAACCATTGGCGGGGCTGGTGGAAGCTCCAAAACAATTTGTTTTGATAGCCTTGACCTGCTCACAGGGAAACTTGCGTCTGGTAAGGCACTAAAAATAACCGGTGATGCAGCTTACGCAGCTGACAGAACAACTCCGAGAGCGCTTGTCAGAAACCTAAGGGTTATGGGGTCGTCTGGTGCAGCTGGTGCGTTTACGGACGGCTGGTTAAATGGCGTTCATTTTGATAACTGCACACGGGCGCTTCTGGATCAATATCATTTCCGTGGGGTTGTTGCCGGTGGTGGGGAGCCGTCATATTTAAGCGAGGCGGGAATCACATATAACAACGCTGTTGCGGCATCCCCGCATCCCACAGAGTTTCTAATGTGTGGCCTGAATATGTCGTATGCTAAAGATGCGATAATAGCCAATGACTTTGAGGGCGGGATAATAAAGGATTATCAGTTTGTTGGGGTAAATCGCGGAATATCGGCAAGTGGCGTTGATCCATCGGCGGTGCGCAGGAACTATCCTCACCTGTCAATCGGTTCAGGCCACATCAACGCCAGCCAATACGATATCCGTGTTGACGACATGGCGCAGGTCGATATTGACGGGGCAACTATCTATAAACAACTGGATAATACAGCCCCAGGAACCGGCATCATTCTTGCCAATGGCGTGACGCAATTTACAATTCGTGGTGTTCAATTTGAAAACCTGAACACTGTGGCTGTTAGCACGGCCATTGATGTTCAATCCGCGTCACATGGAATAATTGACAACTGTGTTATCCGCAGGACAAACCCAAGCGGCGGAAGTTCCGGCGGTACGGCGATCAAGCTTGGCGCGTCTGCCTCTAATGTTAAAATCACCGAAAGCAACGTCATTACAGAGTCTGACACTCAAGACCAAGCTGTTGACGCTGATTTGACATGGTTTACCGCTGGTACTGCCTGCGTCGGACGGTCTGCGTCAATAGCTAAATATGTTTTGAACCAAGGCTCATCAAACACCATAGGCACGAAAACGCAAGACGGTTTTCAGTTGCAAAGTGTCGGCTCTACAGGGTGGGTGTGGGTCGGGCCGCAAGGGACGCGTTACCAAATCATTAATGCGGGCGCTCCAATAACAAGCTTTGATTACACACCTGCAAAGGTCGCAGATGGTGATTATTTCACGCTATCCTTTGCCGTAGCGGCAAGTGGCGTTAATGTTATCGCACCCTCTGGCCTGACCTTCTACAAAACTCCACCGACCTCATTCACAGCTGGTCAAGGGGTAACATGGATTCGCCAAGGAGCCGTTATGTATCAAACTTAATGGTTTAGTTGCTTTTTAGCGCAAAAACGTAGTAATATCGCAAAACCTCACAAGGAATTAACCACATGCCCTCTTATCTTTCTGGTGTTTTTGAATCTGTGGGGCAGGTTTCAGACTTGTATATCCCACGCCTTAGCGACACCGCTGCCGCCTTTTCTGTCGGTATCTCGCTAACAGCCTCCGGGTCTGTCGTTCTGGAAAAGACCACTGACAACGGACTGTCATGGACAACCGTTGGAACATACACCACCAGTGGTAAGACAGACCTGACAGCGCAGGACATTAGCGCAAAGTATCGATTGCGTGTTTCTACTGGGCCGGAAGCTAGTGTTAAAAAGCTTTTAACCGGCCCTATATTTTACGCAGTCATTCCCACCTCGTTCGCTGATCGCCTTGCATTAGGTGCCGTCCAAAATGGCGAGATTGGTTCGTTAGCTGGTTTTTTTAAGGGGGCGACCTCGCCAATCGCAGCAAACTATATATCTTTTGGCGGGGAGCTTGTTGTCTTTAATTCTGAATATATCACCTTCACGGAGGCTTAAATGTCTATCGAACTTTCTGAGAGCATGATTGCAGCCCGACAAGGTTCGGTCGCTCCCGCTACAAACCGTCCTAATTTGACCGGCTCTATCCTGGAGCCAGCAAGCTGGTCTGCGCACCAACTGATGTTTACGTCTGCTGACACAGGGGCTGCAAACCTCTATTGGCCTTGGGTTATTAAGACGGACAAAATATCGGCGCCGCTTGACGCCTACTACATGTACTTCTCAACCGACCACAATTCTGGCGTCGGCGGTATCTACATGGCGTCGGCCCCCAGCCCCTTAGGCCCGTGGACGCAACGCGGCCTCGTATATGTTGACCCTGCCAGTTCTTGGGGCAGCAACGTTGGCCAGACTGAGACCCCCGCCGTGGTTTGGGATCAGCACAATTCCGTCTTGCGTATGTTTTATCAACAATCTGGCGCTAAGTATGGCGCATCTAACGTAACCAACGCGCTTGGTGATCAGTCCACCTTATCCGCCACCTCTACAGACGGTGTGACGTGGACTAAAGACCCAGCGTTTGTGTTGGACATTCCAGCCGCAAATTATGTGTATGGTAACGGCCACACGGGGTATTTTCTACCTTTCCAGACCAGAACAGGCATGTACGCGTACAGCCTTGCCGGTGGGACTGACTTCGGAGCGTTCACGATGTGGCGTTGCCGTGGCCAACTCAACGACTGGCAGTCTAATTGGCAGAAGTTGCCATTTAGCCAGGAGTTTACGCAGGGCGGAACGCTGGCCGGTCGCCGCATCGAGTGGAACTCTTGCTTTGTAGCCAACTCCGGTGGCGTCGATTACCTAATTGGTCGCGCTTCTGATGGCGCATCTGGCGGCGCTACATCTAACTGTCGAATCGTGGCGGCGCGCATTTCTCCCAGCTACGACAGCATCATAGAGCGGCCCACCGTAATCTGGTCTCCTGTGGAAGCTTGGGAATCAACCGACATGCGCTCTGTGTGCCCGTATATCGAGAATGGCGTCTTGTACGTCTATTACACAATCAACAAGACCCACATCGGAGTTATTACACATGTTCTGTAAGCCCAATGGCCAGCCAGCCTATCCAGGCCCTGTAGTTCGAGAGTTCGTCTGGGACGCGCTAAATGATACCGCGCTCCCTTCATGGCTAGTTAAAAATGGAACAGACAGCACCATCGCGTTTGAAACGCCAGCCGTAGGTAGGGGTGTGGCCAAGGTTACAACCAAGTCTGCAACCCCCGCCTCTGGCGATCAGGCTGGTGTAAGTACCGCATTTACAATTAACAGCGCTAACTTTGAAGAAATTTCCTTCATTGTTTACTCGGGTCTATCCGACAGTGCCACCAACACCATTCAAAACCTTGGTATTGGCTATAACAACGGAAGTACCGGCGGTATGTTCTGGCAAAACAATGATGGCGTTGGTGGCGTTGACGCAATACGCCTATATCCAGCGGCTGGTGTAAACCTATCTACGGGGATCAATCTTGCAACTAGCTTGGCCAAGCGCAAGAATTTTGGCGTAACTATTCGTCCACGCACCAAGGAAATCTGGTTCACTCACGGTGACCCGTATGACTGCGGCGGCGGCGGGTACTACAGCAAAGGAAGCTGGACTGACACAAACTCTGTGATTGATTTCTACGTCCGGGCTAAGACCGCCGCGCAGAGGACCGTAGAATTCAGCAAGATCAAGTTGCGTCTAGTTAGCTACTGATGAAAGCCCCGTACACACGCCCAACCCTGACCGCGTTGCCAAAGCCTCCCATCTGGGTGGACTTGGTAACAGGTTGGTCGTTGACTATGCGTAAATGGAGCGTGCTTATAAACATCGCCAATACGCTGTGGTCGGGTGTGTGGGGCATTCTATACACGTTTAACCGCATGTCTGAGGCTCTGGTCATGCCGGTCATCTGTGTGGCCATTGCGCTTATGGTGCTGTCCACCATTGCGGCGAACCTGACACAAAAGAACATTCGCACAGTGAGGGTTAAGGATGCGGTTTAATATACCACCAAAAGCACAAACCGCACTCATTGGCGGCTCTGCGATGGCGCTTGCGCTTGGCGTCATTATGCCGTGGGAAGGGAAGGAAAACGATCCATATTTTGATATCGTCAATGTAAAAACTGTGTGCTTTGGTGAGACTCAAAATGTGCAGGATCGTTACTACAGCGACGCTGAGTGCGAGGCAATGCTGAAAAAGGCTGTCAGCGAACGCTATATGAAACCCGTCATGGCGTGTACGCCGTCCATTGCATCAAAGCCAGAAGTCTTGGCGGCGGCTACGTCTCTAGCCTATAATATCGGCACGCAAGCCTATTGCAAGTCTACCGTGGATCGTAGGTTTGATGCTGGCGATATCAAAGGCGGGTGCGATGCGTTCATGATGTGGAATCGCGCGGGGGGCCGTGAGGTGCGGGGCCTGACAAACAGGCGGGCCGCAGAACGTAACCTATGCCTGAAAGGTGTCTCATGAAGCTGGAAACATTCGCTATTGCATTTGCGGCCTTTACGCTGGCCGGTAGCGTCTGCATCGGCAATATGAAGCTTGACGCCAAGGAAAAGGTTATTGCCGCCCAGAAGGCCGATATTGCCCGCCTTGGTGGCGAACTGGCATCAGCTAAGAACTCGCTGGCCAATGCTGAGGCCTCGATTGTCATTGATACCCAATATATCGACCGCGTGAAAGTCATTCGCGAAAAAGCCAAGGTTATCACTCATGAAATCCCCGTACCGTCTAAATGCGAAGATATCGGCGTCACTTATAACACTTGGCTTGCTGGCCTTGACGAATTGCGCAGGGAAACCCCAGCCCAGCCCTAAAACGCTGATCTTTGTTCCTGCCAATTTCAGGACGGCATGCACGGGGCCTGATCTGCCTTCGCGCCTGAGTGAAAATCCCTCATTGGATGAAGTGTTTTCAGCGGTGCAAAATATGGCTGTAACCTCTGTCAATCAAGAGGCTGCACTGGTAGAATGTAACGAGAAGCGCAAGGGCCTTGTTGATTTAATCGATTTATCCAATGGAGCGAAGCCTTGAAATTATCAACCTTTATTGCCAAAGAGGCCCAGCCGGTCGCTGAGACGCTCTCAGTGCTGGAAATCTATCTTGATGAACTCCTGGCGGAATCAGATGACACGTCAGCCGCTAAAAACGTAATTCGTGCCATGCGTCGTCACCACAAGGCCTTGCATGTAGCGGCTAAAAAGCTTGGTATCGATTACGCTGACGAATCCAGCGACGGAATTGTCGCGTTCTCAAACAACACCACGAATAAGGACGACGACGAAGAGGAAACACAGCCGTGATAGCTGTCGCCATGGTCGTAGCCTTAATCACTAATGCGCTCATAGCGTGGGCTGGATCGTCGCGCGCCCTACAAAAGCTTTCTCTGCTCCTGATTGGTGGCTTTGCCATCGGCGAGGCTATATCTCAATTTATACCTTTGCCGCGCCAATTAGCAACTTATGCTATTGCGGACGTCATCGGTATGATATTATGCGTGCTGGTGGCAAGGCGTGGGCAGCGCACGAAAAACCTTAGGTGGCCGATCATGGGCGCTTATATCGGCATGTTGTCCTTGCACCTTGTGACGGCGCTCATGCGGCCTGAGAGCCATTACGGCTATTATGCAGGCCTCAACGGCCTTACTATGGCGCTAATTGTAACGAGTATGGTGTGGGGGTTGGGTATCGTGATTGCAGATATTGGTAATATTTATCTGCATAACCTGCCTGATAATAGGGTGGCGGCTCGTCATAAAGTGGGGCGGAAGTGACGCCGGAAACGCAGATTGCGCTATTAAAAAAAGATGTGGACGACCTAAAGGCTTGGCAGGCGACACATCAGAAGAAGATTGACGATCTGGTTTCATGGCAGAAGTTTGTGCTTGGTGGCGCTGCTACCATTGGCGTTCTGTTCGGAATCTTCGCAGCCCAGATAAAGACGTTTTTCGGACTGGCTAAATAAACAACGCGGCCTCTTCTGCACGGCGGTTAATCAGGCCGTCGATAGGCTGGCCGTCTACGTGAATCCAAAACCTGAATTGATCGCGCGCGCCACGCAGGTCACCGGCGTTGATCATTTTTAACATGGTGGATTCTTTGAACCGCGTAATCCCCACGTTATACGCGAAAGACACCAACACCTCTATTTGCTGATCGCTGATATCGGCCTTTACAGCACTCAGGACGGCGCTTTTTGTTTTGGCGTAGTCAACCGACAACATGCGATCAGCATCGGCCTGTGTGATCACCTGACCGGATTTTACGCCATATGCGCGGCCATAACCAATCGTCCAGCGTTTTGCCGTGCATTTATATGCCTTCAAGCGCAGCCCCTCAAAGCGTTTAATCAAGTCAATGCCCGAAACTGTGGCAACCTCTGGATACACGATCAATTCGCGCTTGGGCCATATGACCTCCAAGGCGGGTGGCGGGGCATAGGTAACAAACTGGTCAGGCTGCACAGTTGGTGCCGTGACGGCGATCCCCAGGGCGATTAACAGGCTGACGTTAATGATGTTGATTGCGCCAACGGCGTTCGGATATCTCATAGAATTTTCCCTCTTCTATGAAAGCCACAATAGATCAGAAATCTAAATATATGGTTTAAGACACAAAAAACCCCAGCCGGAGGGAAACGGCTAGGGTCTTTCGGAAGGTCGCCCCTCTACCCTTGCGGGATGGTTTTGATCTGCGTAACCTCGCCATTACGCTTAGGTTCATCCTCTGTGTTAATCCTGACGAACGACAGGTGCAGGGGACGTGAAAAGCCCGCAGATCAAACTTATTAGCCAGCGCCCCATAATCCCTGATTACGTTGGCGACCCCATTTTTGGACTGGGGTGGATCTCTTCTGACATTTTATTTCCCTTACAGGCCATCTCTGGCGAAACTTGGCCGCTTTACGTCCGGCAGACGGCTTTGTCTAATTCCCGCCTTAGGAACCCATTGGCTGGGGCGGGGCGATACGATCATTATGACGTGCCATGTAAGCTACCATGGGTGAAAGTCCAGCCGAAACAATGAAACACAAGACTACAACGGATTTAGTGTCGCTACAAGCGGAAAAAGTCACGCAAAAAGCTGAACGCAACAATCGAAAGAAAAACCACCGCACCAACAATTAATGCGGCTGCGCCCATTAGGATTACAGCCATGCTTATGTGTATTATGTTATCAATCATTTGAATCCGTCCGCTTTTAAAAGCTTTGCTGTCATGTGGTCGCGTAGTTGCGCCTCAAGGTGGCTATAGCGCTTTTTGTTGCGCTTGGCCTGGGCGATCTTGTCTTTGAGGTTGTCAGCTATGGGGTCATGGCTGACATAAAGGTCTCGAAAGTCCGTAAGCTTCTGCTCGGCGGTCTTTTCTGCCACGACTGGTGCATTCTTGCCAAACAGGCGTTTGATGAAATTGATCATTTAAGTTGCTCCTTAATCTTTTCTGCAATGGCGGCGGCTTTGCGAATTGAAGTTGATGACGTTAGCATTTTTATAGTAACGTCATCCTGAACCCGCATGCAGCCTTCTACACAATCGCCAAGATTTGTTATTTGTTGCGCCAATGGTGCCAAAGCCTCCCCAGCCTCTTTGAGTAACGCTCGGAGGGCGTCGCGCTCAGTCAGTAGGGCAAATTCACCCTTTTCCCACGCCATAGATAGCTTCCGCTTTAGGCTGTCATTTTGTTCCACCAACTCCGCTATCTTTTTCTCAGAGGCGTCGATGTAGTCTTCAAGGGCAATGGTGCATAACCTCCCATCTTTAAGCCTTGGGGCAAATTTGTGACGGAAGTCTCCCTCTATCAATAAAAGGACGGATTCCAGCGCTTCTGTTACTGTGGTCATGACGGGTCGCTTTCTTTGTTGATGGCTTTACGAGCGTCAACCATTCGCAAAAGCTCCGTCACTGCGTCTGACTTTCCGACCTCGCTCCACGGTACTGTGTCAGGAATCCCCGTACGGTCTATAAGTGCCGTTCGTGCAGATGAAACAGCCCCGCTTATGGCCGCGCCAATGGTGTCAGCGTCAAATCTAAATACAACACGCGTAAAGCCATCCGGGGCACGTTCGGTCTCGATACTTGCGGTCGGGCACGATGGGCTTGTTAACTCGTGATGGAGTTTTAAAACAACGTCGCCAAAACCCGGCGTCCACAAGTGACCAAAAATATCATATAGATTGGAGAAGTCTTCATCTTGAGTTGTTTTGGCCAACGCCGCCTCCAACTCCGCGACGCGCACAGCACTTGTCTTTGCCTTGTCGAATGATGCTTGAGCTACATCATTGGCGTGGTTCATGGCCATTTTATCTAGCTTTGCGGATTCAAGCGCCGCCTCCAACTCCCTGATGCGGGCACTCTGGTCGGGAGGTGAGGTGTAGAGGGGTTGGACTATTAGTGCGTCGTTGTAAGGCTCAAAGTCCGGTTTCATGTCTTCGTAGACCCAACCTTTTGAAAATCCTTTGATACGACTGCGCCAAATCACCGGCTCCGCGCTTACGGGTTGTGGCTCATTTTCCGTTGTTTTTGAGTGACAATCAGTTTTGTCACTCATGGGTGAGGCACAAGGATCGCTTACGGGTTGCAGGGCGGCGTTTATCTTAGCCACATCATCGTCGGTTAATGATCGAGGTGAGCCATTGGTGCACTTCCAAAAAACTCCACATGGGCCAGATACAAGAACGCCCTCTAAGGCGGGTGTTTTATCGGTCATTGGGTTGATCCTTTGGTTTTCTGCGTCGCTTTGGGGCAATGCCTAAGGCAGCATTTCCCGCGTCCAAAATTTCACGATCTGACAATCCATCTTCCTCAGCCTTTTTCATAGCTGCCATGGATTTAGCGTAATCATCGGCTGATATTTTCTTAAATTCCATCATCCCCGCTCCTGTGTCTTGCTGTTCATCGGGATTCTTTCTTCGCAGAGTATGCCACATTCAGGCATTTTTAGAGATTTGAGCGAACGCCCCTTAGCGGACTCAGGTAGTTCATCAAGAAAGATGCGCTCGTTTTTCACCCGCACCAGTTTTGCGCCAATTCTCCGCGATTGCTCTGCCCTATTGGCGAACACATCGGGCGAGTCTTTGCGAACGTGATTCCAATATGTCGGGCTTGTCGCCTTAACACACCCTATGCAATTCGCGTTAGGGTATCCGCGTTTATAGATGTTAGGCAATTCAAGGCCTGCGCTTTGAATTTCATCAAAACAATCCTGACGGCTCAGATTGGCCTCAATCAGCACCGGTAAAACATTGGACATTTCTGTCAGCACGTAATCGTCATGACGCTTTTTTTCTTCTGAGGTAAAGCCGAATACGTGCCAATCGACAAGGTTATCACGCATCCAAATTGAGCGAGCCTCACGCTTCAAAAGCATGGTGCATGGTGCTCCTTTAGTTCCTGACATAAATTTACGCTTTTCCCAAATCTCGACAGCGCTACAATTTGGATAATCAGGGTGAGCCACGCGCTCAATTTTTATATTTAGCCAGTTTGCCACATCATCAGCAAAGCGGCGGTTGTCCGCATCCTCTTCGACTACTTCATTATTAACGACGCGGATTTTGTGCGAGTTTCCATAGCGCCGGAACGTCTCACGAATGGCAATTGCAGAAGGCGCGCCGCACGAAAACCAAACTGCAATGGTTGGGGTTTTCATCACTTAGACTCCTGTGTCTTGCGAATGAGTTCAAGCACGGCGTCGGCGATCTTAAGTGAGGCCCTGTACATATAATCGCTCTTGATTAGATCATACATCATGTTTGCCACCTCTTCACGGCTCGGCATGGGTGCGGGGGCTGGTCGGGTGAGGCGAACGGCAGCGGAGGACAGCAAGGCGCGGGCATGACCGCCGATGCCATGGGGTGCTAGTGCGCCCTTATCGTTGAGCGCTATCAGCGCTTCAATGCTTCTAATCAGGTGCGCGTTGTCACCGTCAAAGTTATCGGTTAGCGCCTGCTCCTGTGTGATCTTGGTCATTTCATTTCCTTCATTGGTGGGGGAGGCAGGGGGTGCCACATCTTTGGCTTGTTGACGTGCTTGCCAAATGGCCGCCCATCCCACGCGGAAACGATCTGTCCGCACTCAAAGTCCGCAAGCATCATGCCGCACTCTAAATCAGGAGCGTCAACTAAGAATTGCCCCCTTGCTGGATGAGTCTCAATCGGTTGCCACCCTTCCGGCACATATTCCATCGCCTCTTTGATAGCAGCTAGGGCGCAGTCGTGCAGAAGCAAGTAGGCGTTCGAACTGGTCAGCTTGCAATCCGCCTTATGCTTATTCAGCAAGGCGCGGGCTTGTTCGTCGGTGGTCATCATCCCTCCTTCGCGGGGTTGAGTGCGGCTTGGATTGCCTCACGCGCCATGTCTATGTAAACGTCTATGAACGCACCAATCTCGACGGGCTTCTGAGCGATGTGTGGCTGCATGTTAGTCAGGTGCCGTTCTGCTGTCACCAACGCCTCCCGCTGGCGCTCGTTCTGTGCGGTGAGTTCGGACACCTTAGCCTCTAGCCTTGCAATGACGTCTTGATGACGTTTGTAGTCCGCGTGTCGAGATGCGAGAAACTGATCACTGGTGCGGTCAATATCCCGAACACTTGAGCGAAGTATGGACAGGTAGACCTCTGGTTTCGCGGGGTCTTTTTGACTAACACGATCTTCTAAGTGCGCCTCAAGACCGGAGGCGACAAAACTCCATGCTCGGATAACTTCGTCCTGTTTCGCCACCTGAGCCTTGAGGGCGTCACGTTCGGTGGCTGTCTCAGGGGCGGCGGCGAAGAGTGCCGCAAATTGCTCCGCGCGCTTGAAGCTGAGATTGTAAGGGTCTTTTGGTGCCGACCTGTCGAAATCGGAATGAATGGTGCAGATCGTTCGCGAAGTCTGAGGATTGCCAAAGCGATATGGGCCACCGATGCGGGTTTTATATCCGTCAACAGTGCAGAAATCATCCGCAATCAATTTTAGGCTGTGATACCAAGGCGTCCCAGCCTCCCGCGCGGCTTCTGGTGTGATGTGGGTCATTCCGCACCTCCGTTAAGCGCTGCCATGAGGCGCTCTATTACCGCGAACGATTGCTCTGTGGCCTTGATGGAGTGGCCGTGCCCATATAACAGCGCCACAATAGCACCCTCCAAATCCTCACGGTCAACCAAGACCTTATTGGATGGCTTGTGGGCCTTCGCGGCCTCGTGTTCGAAATACTCATCTTGGGTCATGGTTGACGCCTTTAGTTTTTCCGCGTGGATTGCAAGAGCGGCTACCTGTGCCGAACGAAGTAATGCGTTTTTAATTATGTTGCTTGTCGGCATCACACCACCCCGCAAGCTTTGAGGGCGGCGCGGACTTGGGCCGCTGCATTTGCCGCTGCACTTACGCCACAGCCGCACCTTGCTGCACGCTCTAAATACGCCAAAGCCTCAAGCGCTATATCGCGTTGCTGTTCGGCGGTTAGTTTTTGGTTACTTTGGGGCATAATAATCTTGATCCTCTAAAACTACGTACGCGATGAATATGCCGACAATAAAGACGGCGGCAATGATTGCGCCAATTATGACAAATGGGTGCATTGGCTTTGCTCCTTCATCTCCTGCAACCATTTTTCATAGTTGGCAATGGTGATTTCCTGCGCGGCTATAATCTCTTGCAAGCGCTGATTTTCACGCCATAGGCGGTCAATTTGTTGCTGTGTCATACCGACACCGCCAAAGCTGAAAGCGCAAACAATACGACACCCAGGAATCCGATAATTGTCATGAGATTGACGACCGCACCAATAAGCGCATATGGGCGGCCCTGGCCAACGCTGAAAGCCTCCCCAGACTTATGGGGGCGATTGTTCGACTGGGTGAAAAGCTTAAACTCGTTCTGAGTCATTTCTAGCACTCCTTCCGCGCGTCGTCTGCGTTATGGCGCTGGCGTTCTGCCAGTTGTTCGGCCTCGTCCATGTCGTCCCATGCTGAATCGATGACCGGATAGCGGTATCCAATGGCGTAAGCCAGATCGAAGGCATCGTATAGGCGCTGTTTGGTTTCGTTAATGTCGGTTTGCATCAGCTTAATTCCCTCAAGTGGTGCGTTGTTGATGACCAACAATTGCATATGTGTTTTAGTCTGTCAACGAATAAAAATTAGCTTGCGGCATAATTATTTTTATGCCAATGTCGGAGCCTGTACAATAAGGAGACACGCTTGACACACGACATTGACCCCATAGGCAAGCTTGCCGAACTGATTAAACAAAGCAGATTTCCACAAAAAGATATTGCCGCGCAAGTCGGGATACCTAATAGCTATTTGTCGGAAATTCTGTCAGGCAAGGCAAACCCAAGCATAAAAATGGTTTTTCGCATCGCTGATGCCGTAACCTTTCTTGTGAAGAACGCAGTGACAAACCGGGCAATAATCAATGACTTGGCACGGGCTAAGGCATCTTTTCAGTCCCGCGCAATCTCCAAAGCATTAGGTGAATCATGAGGGAATACACCCCGCACGATCTGATACGCTTTAGCGTGTCAGGTACTGCCGAAAGACACACGCCGGTAATACCAACCCTTGAAGAGGTTGAGCGGGCATGTGGTCACGACACAACAAGGGAAATGCACGAATGGAGATGTGAAGATGAAAATGAATGACAGCCAGGGCGTACCTTACGGCAGTAGCGCCATTGAAAAGCAAGCTGGTCTTTCCCGTGATTTTCTTAAGCAAGGAAAATCGATTGACTGGGTAATATCGATGGTGGCTGGAAAAGACCAAAAGGCGCAAGCCAAAGTCCTTTCCATTGCGAGGGAACTGGCGCTGATTACGCCGATTGAATTTAGTGAAAAACTTAACAAGCTTCGTATTGATGAGGCTGGAAATAAGAGGAAAAAATGAGCTACGATCTTTTGCAACACGACGACAACCGCCGCGCCGTGAGCGCTGATATAGCGCGGGCTGTTGACCTTGGAGACGCCGCAGCCGCTTTGGAAATTCTCAAAAAATACGGTCTTGGAATACGCGAAATACTTGACGAATACCAATCGGTTGATGAGTGCGAAAATATAAGCGACCTTGAGGAAATAATCAGCGAGGCGAACGCGTCTCTTTCTGACGCAGAAGTGACGCTTAAGGAGGTTTTGGAGGACATAAAGAGGGTTCGCGCAAATCTAGAATAAAAAATAATCAGGGACGAAACATGGCCTACAAAATTGCAGGACACACAGGAATGATTGTGCTGGCTGGCATGATCTGGGCGTTAATATTCAAACTTATCTGAGGGACTAAAATGGCAGTAATGTGCAAAACAGAGTGGAAGCCGCAAGAGGCTGAACGCCTGTTAGAACTGGCGAAATCAGGCGCAACGTCAAAATATGCGGCGCTACGACTAAATGATGAATTTCATGGCAAGCGCATAGTCAGAACCATGAAGAATTGTCAATCAAAGCTTGGCGAGATGCGCTATAGCGGGAAAACCGATCAGACCTTCGGGGCAACACCGGCAAGGCAATCTTGCCGCTCTGGCGCTTGGCCAAAGGAGCAAAAAGATTTCATACGCGAACTGGTTCAGGCCGGTAAAAGCTACAATGAGGTCATGGTTTTGTTCCATGAAAAATTTGAGACCAACCTGACACGATCCACTGTCGCCGGTGTGGTTGATCGCCTAAAACAACAGGGTCATTCGTTTCCAGCTTTTGGGTCAAAAAGATTGCAGCAATTGCCGTCCATTTTGGGTAAGGCAAAGGTGAAAGAAAAGGATAAGCCAAAGCCTAGTCCTACAACTAAGTCTTTGCACGGTGTCAGGGATGCGTCCACCCTAATTAAAACGCCTGACCTGTCGTATCTGCCCATTGCCACGGGTGAAAACCTTGTGCAGATTGGGCGCTTTCAATGCAAATCAGTTGAGGGTCGCAACGAGCATAACGAGGCGGTTTATTGCGGTCACAGGGTTGATCCTGGCTCTTCATATTGCCCGCACCATAGGGCGTTATATGTGCGCGATACTATCAATGTTAAACGCCTTGCGCACGATCTGCGCAGATATGCGGGGCGGTGATGCAGTCATTTCACAAAAAGGAAATGGTGGGATTCCACCGCCGTAATCAGATTGTCGCTGAGTATTGCCAAAAATACGGTATCAGCGTTGCAGAATTTGAAAATAAAGAGCGAACCGCAAAAATTGCCTTTGCAAGATTCCGCGTCATGCGTGATTTGCGAGAATTGGGGTGGAGTTACGAAAAAATAGGCGAGTACTGCAACAGGGATCACACGGCGGTAATTTACGGGTGCCGCCGAATTGAAGAGTTTGACAGGGTGAAACTGGGACGCGATATTATTTATCTTACAGAAAAGCCAATGGTCGCCAAGCTGGAAAGAAACACGCCGCGCGCCACAAGAATAATGAGGGAGGCGGCGGAATGAAGCCCGTAAAGGTCAAGCAACACTGGATCGGCCATCTGGCGGCGTATGACGTTTATTATCTGTCAGGCTGTCAGTGTTTCATCTTTCATCGCAATGTGCGCGCTAAGGGCTTGAACCACGCGATTAAGGGCGCTGCGATGTTTTCAACGCTGGGGGTTTAGAGCGTCGTCCCTGACAGCCTCAATCACAAGGAGGCCACCACTTTTAAAAAGCCTGATGTCTGCGGATGTCAGGCCTTTTTGTTTTATCCACGCTTTGGCGTCTTTAAGCCCGTCTGATGTGTCGTCTGTTGCCAGTAGCGTCATTCCATTACGTATGGCGTGCGGGCTTCCTGATAGCTCCCTAAGCTCGCACAACACATACGGCCTTTGCGATTCCGGCACGTCCGCAAACAGTCTTTTTTGCGCCCTTTCCGATGGTGCGCAAAATATCTTTTCAGCTATTGCCTTATTGTCCACTTAACCAATCCTCAAAAGCTGACCACGCGCCTTCATGGCCAAATGCTACGCAAGCAAAAGCCCCAGCGTTGGATGCGGCAAAAAGATATTCTTTTTGTCCGTCTTGCCACTTGCTTAAGGTGTGATCTTTTCGCTTTAACTCGCACACAAATGAAACGCGGGCCGGGATTATTATATCGGAAGCCCCAGGCGTTAACCCTTCTGCCTTTTGCTTAACAAATGCCCCATGTTGGCCGCCTTTTAGCTGTTGCTCGTTGCGCGGGTGTAGGGCCAATAGCCCCCAGGTTGTTGGGTGCGCTTTGCGAAGCTTGTTAAAAAAAGTCACTTGCTCAAGGCTTTCTTTTGGGCATTCACCACGGAATGCGGTGTTGCCGTAAATCTTTATGCCATGTGGAATGTCACTCAGCCGCATTTAAAACCCTCTCTGGCAACATATCTATTTGCCTGTTGTACGCCTCGATCTGGTAAAAACCTGATGCGGCGTCTTTTCTGTATGTGATGCTTTGCGGAACCGTTTCACCATTTGCGCCACAGTTGCGCACAAACAAGTCCCATTGATACCATCCTTTAGTGCTCGTTGCCTCAGGTTGAAGCCAAACGCTAAAAGACCTGTACGGCGTCACAAAGTCGGCCCTTAGGGTTTTGTTACCCCTTTGGCTCACACCTTCGCGGCAAACCATGCTTACCACCTCGTCTGTCTGTAATCTTGTCGGGTCTTTTTTATGGGCCTTAAAGTCCGACGAAAGCTTTTCGTTTGGGTCTACAATTTCGGACTTGCAGCTTATGCAATATCTCGCCGCGATGTCGTTTGGTTCGTCGCAGGCGGGACATGGTTTACTTGTCCATCTATAATTACACCTGTCATATTTTCCGGCGTTTTTCGTTTGGATCATTCCAAAGCAACGGCGTCCAAAATGTGCAGGCATTGGGCCAAAGTCGGTTTCTACACGCTCGCCCTCAAGGTCCAAACAATATCCATTTTGGTCTATCTGGTAGCCAGCTTCCGCAACCTCTGGCCTGATTCCAAACTCGTTTTCAGCGTTACAGGACGGGCAGTGCGCTTTTATTGGCGCGCCTCCGCTTTTGGCGCTTTTAGCGCGTATTTCAGGGTTATATATATCACCGTCTGGAAAGTGTCGGTTTACGTTTCCGGCGTAATCCAAAAGAAACGACACGGGCTTTTCAGGATGTAATCGCCACGCCCTGCCAAGTATCTGTATCAATAGCGAGGCGCTTTCAGTAAACCGCAAAAGCGCTATAATCTCTGTATGGCTTACGTCAAACCCTGTGGTGTATTTACCCACAGAGACCAGATGCTTAATCTTTCCATCGCGGTAAGATTTGACAATCTCTTTGTCAGTGGCTGGTCTGCCCCTCAAGATTCCTTCGTCGCCTGCTGACAGAGCGCTATTCTCTGGTGGCAGGCTGGCAAGTATTTCATGGGCGTGCTGCACGGTTGCAGCAAAATACATGATCCCGCCTTTAACGCCGCGCTCGTTAGACTGGCGAATTACATCGCCAACGATTGCAGACGTTTTGCGGCCATGGGCCACAAATGCGCGCTCAATGTCGCTATGGTTCGCCGTGCCATTAGGCAGTAATCTTATGCCGTCCGCGTCATAGGCTGCGGCGTTGATTCCGCAAACCTCCATTGGTGTGATAAACTCCTGATCCAGCATCTCACGCGCCGAAACACGATAAACGCATTTCATGAAATATGGTTCACGCGTTTGCTGATCTGTGTTTGACCTACCGTCTGGCCACATGCGGAAAATATAGCCGGTTCCCATCCGGTGCGGTGTGCCAGTCAGCCCGATTACTCGCAAATTAGGGTTAGCGGCCCTCATAGCGTCAATGATGCTTAATATGGTTGGCGTTAGTTCGTGCGCTTCGTCGATGATGACGCCGCAATAACCATCCTGCCCAGACCTGCAAAAACGGCTTATGCTATTTTTCACCGTGCCAGGGGTCGCAAAAACAACCCCGTTTTTTGTTGATTTAGTGCCAGCGCTTGCAGAAAACACAGACGAAGATTCGCCCGTCATCAAAAACTTTTCGAGATTTTGAACAACAAGCTTTGCGTTTGGCTGCAAGCACAAAACCCGCCTTCCACCGCTCACCTTGCGCAGCCAGCGGGCAAGGTCGGCAACCATAAAACTTTTGCCTGCGGCGGGGGCTGCGTCGATCAGACACGGGTCTGTGCTGGACTTAAGCCACAGTTTCGCGGCCTTCGTCGCGGCTTCCTGATATGGTCTCAGTATCATTTTAACAACCAGTGGGAGGACGGCGCGCCCCTGTACGGCTCAAGGTCAGCGTTTGGCAATAACGCCTTAATTGCCTTGGCGTATGATACAGCGCCCTCCTTCTCAACTTTTGTAAGGTTTCGCCCGCAAACCATGGCGTTCTTATCGCCTGCTTGCTTTACCAGTTCGGCAAGGATTTCCTTTTTACGCTCCTGCGCCTGCTCTATAGCTTCGACAAGGTCGTCATATTCCGACAACATCATTTGAACAGACGGCGTGTCGATTTCAACGCGTTTTCCGTCAAGGTGTTTTTGCGCGTTCGGCTTTTCGCGCTCAATCAAATATTCGTCGTAAAAAGCCTTAAGCTTTGGAAGGTTCTTTGCGCGCCATTTGCTGTCTGGCAATATGCGGTCTGTTTTTGTGTAACCCATAGGTGCCCATTGAAAAAAATCCCACCATGCGCGCTCACAGACCCAAAGGCTAAATTGCACTTGATCGTAGTAATGCGGCTGATCCTCAATGGTCTTAAACGAATCCTCAGGCGTCATTTTCCGCAAGCTATAGGGGCACTTAATTTCAAGCCCGCCGGTAAGACCAATCAATCCATCTGGTGAGCACCCAGCCCAGTCGTCTTTTGTGATAAATCCCACGGCCTCAACCGCGTTCCCGGTTTCCATGCGATAATCAATCAAGGCCCCAGCCTCGTTGTATGTGCCATATTCTGTGGCTACATTGCCGGTAAACTCTGATTCCGCCCCGTGATAGTCGCGCACCATGCGGCGCATAATATCGGCCCTTGTGGCATATGGCGCGTGATTAAGTATCCCACCTACCGCGCTTGCGGTTATGCGGCCTCGCCTTGCTGAGTGCCAAGCTTCTGTACGCTGTTCCATAAAAATACCCCTCAATCTCTTTCATTTCATAAAGACCCTTATTTAACTTGAATAAGTGGGTCTTATGCTCTTTTTGCGTTCTGCAATGGCCGCAGAGACCGTCATAGTTAGAACGGTATCCGCGACCACAAGAGCAAACCTTACTCAGTCTTAAAAAGGGATATCGTCACCTTCAAGACTGTCATCAAAATCTTGAACGGGTGCAGGCTTGGGCGTTTCGGCCTTTACTGGTGACGCCACCTTGCTTTTAGCGCTGACGGCACAAATCCAATTGCCCTCGATCTTTGCGCCGGGGTTTTGGTTGTCATCCATTGACCACGACTTAACCTTGATGGTCATAAGCTTTTGCGTCAATGCCCGCGCTAGATCGTCGTCACTTGGTTTGCCCGCTTTCTGCGAGAGTTTACCGCCTGCGTTCGCGTCGATCGCCGCCAGCATACGGCGGGCTTTGTCGCGCTTTTTACCCGCATCCTTTGCGTTTGGGTCGTCATCGGTCACCCAAAGCTTTTGAAAGATTTTGCGGTTTTTGTATTCATCCGGTGTAACAACCGTCCAGCGCAGATTGATATATTCATCCCCGCCCTGAGTTGTTTTCCAGTTTGCTTCGTCGATCATGGCCAAAAGCGATGTATCGTCAGGGATAGGCGTAATGCTGCCACCCTCAATTTCATAGGCTGCGCCGGTTTCGGTGGCTGACCCACCATCTGATAATTGCCAGAATGACATTAGTTTGCGTCCTCGTTTACGGTTTCGGGTTCGGCTGGCGCTTCAACGGCAACCGGTTGCGCCTTAGCGCGCGTTTTTGGCGTCGTCCACTGCTCAAACGGGTTCTTACCCCGCTCAAGGTCTAGCGGCTCTGTAATGCCAAGGCGGTTCTTGCTGACCGCCACAGGCGTAAGGTGCACCAGCAATACGCGGTCGTCAGAAGTCACAGCCCGCTTGCGCTCGTCGTCCTTACCCACAAGCACGGTTGATTGCTTAATGAATCCCACAACATCCACAGAGTCCACATAAGGAGCCATGGATTTTTCATGTAGTCGCAAGCTGTATTGCGTAAACGAATCCGAGTCAGGCGGTTCAATCCGCACAACGTCAGAATGCGCAATAAACACCACGTTGATTCCGCGTCTGCGAATTTTCTCAACGATGTTGCGCACGCGGTTGTGCTGTGTCGCCACCGCTGCACGCCCTGCACCATACCCGCCAAGCGCTGTATTGATCGCCTTGGCCTTCGGGTCGCTTTTCAGGATATCCTCAATGAACATGGTCTCAAGACCGGTCACGCTATCGATGATGACCGTCTTGTAGCCGTGATCATCTTGCCCCAAGGCAAGTAATTGCTCCCAAAGCTTTTCAGGTGAATTTGTCTCACCCAACGACACCGGCACCTGATCGCGCGGGATGTCGCGAGGCACCTTTTCGCCCTGCGTCTGGATCAGGAACACAGGCCCTGGCAGGGTTGCCGCAAGGCTGGTTTTACCAGTCCCCGGCGTTCCGCATATTGTCATTATCAGCGGCTCCCGAACCGGGGGCTTGGCTGCGGTTAAAATACTCATGAGAGAAAATCTCCTTTTCGACTGCTCTACGACTTGACATTAACCTCACGATATTGCACTGTCAAGACACTATTTTCGATATTGTGAGGTTCAAAATGTTAACCCTTGATGAATTGCAAGCCTTGCTTAAGGATCGGCGTATAAGCATGATTTCAGAAGCAACCGGCATACACCGCAACACTATTACGGCGATAAGGGACAGCGGAGAGCGCGCCAATCCCTCCTATGCTGTTTTGAAAGCGTTGTCAGATTACTTTAAGGCTTAAACAATGACTAAAGATAAGGGTTTAGCGGCACGGTATGCTTATGAGTTTTGGCAGGCCGGTTATAGGGTTTTCCCGATTCAGGGTGCGCGCAAAACTAAATCGGGAATAATGTGCGAATGTGGAAATCCATCGTGCACGGCGTACTTTAAACACCCTGTGGCGTCCAACTGGCAACACACGCCGCTTTGGGATGATGAGCAAATAGATAACATGGTCGAGTATGACCAATTTGAAAACGGCTTCGGTGTGCTCTGCAACGGGTTGCTGGTCGTTGACGTTGACGCGCGCAACGGTGGCGTTGAATCGTTTGCCAAGCTTTGCGACATGGTTCCCCAGATATCAGGGGCTGGCATGATCGTTAAGACCGGCTCTGGTGGTGGTTCGCGGCACTTGTATTTCCGCGCTCCTGACGGCGTTTCACTTGTGCAGCATATGCCAGAATTGCCGGGGATTGATTTCAAGGCAAACGGCTTTGTTATCGGCCCAGGCTCTAAACATGTAAGCGGCAATTACTACGAAATAGGTGTTGGTGGCCCTGACGATGTCGAGGATGCACCACAGGGGCTTATAGACCTCCTTCGTCGCCCAGACCGCCACAGGGCAGACTATGACGGGCAGGCGGTTGACGTGTCGCACGCTGACCTTGCTGAGATGCTCTCATACTTTAAAAATGATGACCTTGACTATGAGACGTGGATTAGAATCGGCATGGCCATACACCACGCCACAGGCGGCACCGGCTTTGAATTGTGGGATCATTGGTCTTCACAGTCCAGCAAGCACGACGACGGCGTAATGGTTTATAAATGGCACAGCTTCGGTCGGTCGGCTAATCCCGTAACGCTTGGCACATTGGTGCACTATGCTGAGGCAGGCGGCTGGGTAATGCCGGTTACATTCACGGGCGGCGCTGAGTTTGATTTTAGCGAACCGGTTGAGGCCCGCAAAGACGGCTTACCATTTGATCTTTCCGGCGTTGATTTGTCTTGTCCTCCGGGCTTTGTCGGCAAGGTTGCAGAGTGGATCGAAAACCAGTCTCGCAGACCACGGCGCAAGCTTTCTGCGGCGGCTGCACTTATGGCTGTGGGTAACATCTCTGGCCTGCGCTACACGGATGACAGGGACGGCGTGACAACCAACCTTTTCAGCTTCTGCGTTGCTGGCTCCCGCACCGGCAAGGAGGCCATACAACAGGCGGTATCTGAAATACACAGGGCGGCTGGCTGTGCACCCGCCACACACGGCGCTATCAAGTCAGAACAGGAGATAGTTAAAAACCTTGTCCGCAACCAAGCCGCGTTTTACCTCATAGATGAGGTGGGTATATTCCTAAACAAAGTTAAGAATGCTCAACAAAAGGGCGGCGCTGCTTATCTCGATGGCGTCATCGGGATGTTAATGTCTGCATACTCCAAAGCGTCCGGGTTTATGTTGCTCACCGGCGACATGAAGGAGGATATCAGGGCGCAACAAATCAAGGAATTGTCGGCACTGAACAAACAAGATGATTCCGGCGACCTCCCAAGCTGGGGGAAACAAAGAATCACGCAGGTGCAAAAAACACTTGCGGGCTTAGATCGTGGCTTGGAACGTCCTTTTTTGTCTCTCATGGGGTTTACAACGCCAGTTACATTTGACGATCTTGTTGATTATCAGTCTGCGGCCAATGGCTTCATAGGGCGCGCACTGATCTTTCAGGAACGTGAAACCGCTCCGCGGTCTAAAAGGGGGTTCACGCGGGTTCCTATGTCGTCGGCCATGGCTGTAACATTCTGCCAGTTATACACGGGCGGAGATTACGATATGGAGGGTTCAGGTCGCGTTGAACACTATGGCGACCTGAACGTCATTCCAACGGACACCAGGGCGGCTGACATGATGGACGACGCCTTAGACTGGTTTGAGGATCAGGCGGTTGACCACAAGGCGCGTACGGGGCTTGAGGCGCTGTATCTGGGGGCATATGAGCTAGTGAGTAAGGTAAGCCTAATTCTTGCCGTCCCTGAAGGCCGTAGGACGGTTGAACATGTCCGTTGGGCCTTTGCCTTGGTCAGACGCGACATTGACGACAAGGCCCGCCTTGTGACCTCTAATGACCGCGTTAAGGACGCACCAAAGCTCGCGCTTCGTTCAAAGATCGCAAATGTGATCGATGGGGACGGAGAAACCCTCGGCGTGATCGCTAACAGGCTGCGTAAATACAAACGCGAAGACATAAAAAAAGAGCTTGACGCAATGGTTTCGGAGGGTCTAGCGTTTCGTGAGGAATTTAAAGCAAAAGTTGCTGGCGGACTGGCGGAAAGGTTCGTTTTATCGCAAGGATAGTAACAAGGGTAGTAAAAGGGTAGTAAGCTAAACCTTTGAAATCATTGAAGGATACACAATAGTAAGAATATAGGCCCCTCGCAGTTTTTTGCGGAGGGGTCTTTTTTTGTCCAATTTTTCGGGCGGCTCTGGTGATTTTTTTTTGAGTCATTTTTTGGGTTCAAGATCAGTAGGAAATACCCCCCCCCTATACATATTTATTTTTTAAAAAATTAGAGATAAAAAAGAGAGAGAGAAAAATTGAACTGATCTTACTAATCTTAATCTATTATATATATAAGATATTGATATCATTGATTTTATTAGGGGAACAAAACCAGAACTAGCGATAGTAAGGCAAGAATATCCTTTTACTGGCCTTTACTGATCTTCCCTTGCGGTAAATATTCCTTTGCAAGAATTTTGAGATTATGGGATAATGGACACACAGAACATTTTGTTTTTTGGATTAGGTGAAAAATGGACTTTAAAATTGAACACGGTATTCCGTATGGAAACAGGGGTGAAACAAGCGGAATAACAAGAAGGATGAAAGACCTTTATGAAAGCATGAGTCCCGGTGATAGTGTTTTGCTGCCCGGAAGCTCGCAAAGTTCTCACGCATCAGCGTTCAGGAAGGTTGCTAAAAGGGCCGGTGGTCTTGCGGTAACGCAGGAGTTTCGTCCAAATGTTCGCGTGTGGCGGGTTGCATGACCTACACGAAAGAGCAGATTGAATCGTCTGTGGTGTTTCTCTCCGGCATGGCGCGTGCTGGCCGTGCTGGGGAGTTCACCATATGCGAAGGCGGACGGCTGTTGCTACAGCAAGCTAAGGCCATGGCGGAGCATGCGCGGGACGTTCATGTTATCGAGTGCGCAAAGTTTGCAGGGGTGTGATTATTTATGTTGACACCGAATATCGTTTCGGTTATTGTGGGTTTATCGAAACGGCGCTGAGGCGCACAACATGAGGGAATACGGAAATGACAATTCAACAATTAAGTGACCGCCTTTTAAATGCCGTGATCAAATCTGAATCGATTGAGCAACGCCGCGCCATGTGGGATCAGGTTATGGGCGAAGGTCATTACGATCAGTTTATTGGTGATGTTTACGATGCCTTGCGTGTAAAGGCAGCTTAACAACGGGGCTTCGGCCCCAACCAACAACACAAACCGGGGCAGATTAAAGGGTCGCACCCTATCACAACAGCAAACCCCGTGCCGCTGACATACCGGCTATTGTATGTCGTTTTTTAGAAGGGAAACTCAAAAATGATCAGCATGGATAAGAAATACACGACAAGAGACGGGCGACCGGTGCGGATACTGTGTGTGGATGGGCCGAACGAAAAATATCCTGTTGTCGGTTTTGTTGATGGTGGTATCCAACTATGGTATGCCAACGGTTATTTTAACCTTCGCGCGTACAACGAAAGAGACCTCATAGAAGCGCCCGAAACGATTGAGGTTGATGTGTGGGTTAATGTTTATGATAAGAACATTGTAAGCCAGCCCTACGACACAAAGAGCTACGCTGATGATGGTGTGTCTGATTACCTTAAACGCATCGCCTGTATCAACATCAAGCGGACTGTAACCGTTGGGGAGGGGCTGTGATGAGCCTTTATAAGTTAACTGATCAGGTTGTTATGCTTCTGTGGGTTTGGCTTGGCGTCCGCCGCTGGTGGCTGATCGTCGCGTTTTTCGCCGCAGCGATGATTGACTCACGTTGGAGTGTTGGAACCGCAATCAACGGCTTAACCATGGGGTTTGTGACAATTAACGCGTATCTTCGAGAGCGGTTAGATTCTGAGCGCTTGGTCAACACGCAAACCCTCGTTTTGCGCGAAACGTTTCTGGCAAAAATGATTGTGCCAGTTCAGACTGTAATTGTCATGGTGGCGGCAATTGAAGTTATGCTAGGAGAGCCAATGATCAAAGAGCTTGTCTCAAAGGTTGGCGCTTTGCTTTGGGTTTTGGCTTATCTGTCATTGGTTCCGACTGCACCCCGCAACCATTGGTTCACTTTTGGACGGGCGGTGGAGGCTTGACAATGAAGTAAAGTGACATTGGCGCAAGCCCTCAAGTGTTGTAACTTAAGGCTTCCGCGCATATTGCGCCCGTCCTCTCATAAAGGCCCTAAACATGGCGAACTCCCGCTCAAGAATGCAGCTTAACGTAACAACTGTTGCGGCAGCTGGTTCAAACAGTCAGGCTAACTCTACCTTGGTGCCTAAGGTGCCGGTGGTTGTTGTGACTACCGTGTCGTCCACTGCCCGTGGAATTCGCCTACCTGCTGATCTGCCAGTGGGTGCAGGTATCCAGATTTTCAACGGTACTGGAACGGAGGTAAATGTGTACCCAGGGGTTGGGGGTTGGATTAATTCATTGGCCGCCAATGCTGTTCGCGCGCAAGGGGCGAATACGGGATGCGAATACAGGCAAGTTTCTGCTGGCCGATGGAGAGTGATGGTTGGGGCTTGATTTGTAAGTTATTTTTGTTATTGTGGAATGGCGGAAGGTGTAGTGACCTTTCCGCCTTTTTACAGGCCATTGGAGGGCCAAACCAGTGAACAAAAATACTAAATTTTCCGATCCAACGCAAGAAGACCTTAGGATAATTTACAAATATAATTCTGAAACCGGTGGCATTCATAAACCGGTGGTCACAAAAAGTGGTGTTGTATGGCATCGATCGACCGGCTTGTGCAAAGACGGTTATGTTAAATTAGGCTTTGGTCCAAAAAAACATTATGAGCATAGGTTGGTTTGGATTTGGCACAATGGAAAAATTGAAGATGGCCTTTTCATTGACCACATCGATGGAGATAGGGCAAATAATCGCATAGAAAACCTAAGGCTGGCGACAAAAGGACAAAACATGTCTAATAGAAAGTTGGGTCGCAACAACACCAGTGGGTTTGTTGGGTTTTGCTGGAGTAAAAATAGAAAAATGTGGCAAGCCCAAATAAATGTTAATAAAAGAGCTATTAGGTTGGGTTTTTACGATAGTGCCGTAGATGCTGCAAAAGCTGTTCGTTCTGCGCATCTTGCTAATGGTTATAGTGAAAGGCACACAAATGATGTGTGATAACGACCTTATCAGGTTTCAAACTCAGTTGCCGGTGGATACAGAGACATTGCGTTCTAATGTCCGTTATGCGCTGAGCCTTGGGCTTGATGAGGTCGCGCCTGTTGTTGGCGATTTGGGGCATATGCACATTTACGCAAATGGCCCCAGCCTCAAAGATGCGCCTATCCATTATCCGTGCATGGCTCTGAATGGGGCTTTACGCACGTTTTCCGCCAAGGGGCTTGTCCCGAACTATTGGGCAGCGTGTGACCCGCAACGCTTGGTAGCTGATTTTATTCCGACTGAGATGACGCAGCTGACAGAATTTCTGGTGGCGTCCAAGTGTCATAAGGACGTGTTTAAAGTCCTGCGGGATGCTGATGTCACCCTGTGGCATGTGGGCGATGAATCAACCGACGATATGGGGCTGGAAACCGTGCCGACTGGTGTTTCAATTACGCTGTGTGCAATTGGGCTTGCTTATGCCATGGGGTATCGTGAGATCACCGTCTACGCATGGGATGGGTGCTATGATGCGCATGGTAACAGTCACGCAGCCGTGCAGGGGCATAGTCGGGCGCATGATGTTGTTGTCGAGGTCGGGGAGCGTGAGTATCACACAACGCACTCATGGGCCTTAGAGGCGCAGAACGCATCGTTTTATGTTAAACAGTTTTCAGGGCTTAAGCTCAACATTGAGGGTAACGGCCTGATAGCGGCTGTATTGCAAGCGGGGAACGACCATGAGTGCTGAAGCAAATTGGCGTATTTTTGGAGGTGGGCGTGGCATTGCTTGACAATCCGCGACACGAGGCTTTTGCTAGAGGGATTTTTGAGGGAAAGTCTCAAGAAAAAGCGTATATTGACGCCGGTTATTCGCCAAACGGTGCGCGGGGGGCTAGTACAAAATTGCTGCAAGCCAATGCAAGCATTAACGAGCGAGTAGCAGAGTTGAACCGAAAGGTTGAGGCATCGGCTGTTTGGGGCAAGGTTGATATACTTAATCGCCTCGCATCATTGCATGATCGCTTTGCGGTTAATGAGGACGCGCCGTCTGGATCGGTAGCAAGGGCCGCATTGATGGACTACGCCAAGCTTAATGGCTTGGTGGTCGATAAGGCGCAGACGTCCGGGGATATCAATATGGAAATCGCCATAACGCGCAAAATCGTTAAGGAATAGCTTGGACATCGAAATCAACACAGCGCCGGTGTTTGAGCCTTTGTTGTATCCATCCCGCTATAAGGGCGCATGGGGCGGGCGGGGGTCTGGTAAATCGCACTTCTTCGCTGAGTTGCTAGTTGAGCGTTGCCTGATGGAGCGTACAGAGTGGGTATGTATCCGTGAGGTGCAAAAGACGCTCAAAGATTCGGCTAAAAAGCTGATTGAGGGCAAGATACAGGCGCTTGGCGTAGGTAAGTATTTCGAGGTTCAGAACGCCCTGATCAAGACGCCTCATGGCGGCCAGATCATCTTTCAGGGGATGCAGGATCACACGGCGGAATCAATCAAATCGCTTGAGGGTTTCGACGGCGCATGGGTAGAAGAAGCCCAGACCATGAGTTCAAAGTCTTTGGAGTTGCTGCGCCCCACTATACGTAAGGAGGGGTCGGAGTTGTGGTTCTCATGGAACCCGACACGCAAGAATGACCCTATTGAAACGCTTATGAGGTCTGAGAAGACGCCAAGCGGTGCCGTTGTCATTCGTGCCAACTGGTCAGACAATCCATGGTTTCCGTCCGTGCTTGAGGATGAGCGCAAAGATTGCCTTCGCACCAATCATGAACAGTATGATCACATTTGGGAAGGTGACTACAAAACCATATTCGCAGGTGCGTATTACACGGACTGTCTCAAGGCTGCGCGCTCTGAGGGCCGCATAGGTCGTGTGGCCGCTGATCCATTGATGACGTTCCGCGCCTTCTGGGACATTGGGGGAACGGGCGCAAAGGCTGATGCGTGTTCTATCTGGATTGCCCAGTTCATCGGTCGTGAAATCCGCATCGTTAATCACTACACTGCACAAGGCCAGCCACTGGCAGCGCATATTAATTGGTTGCGACAGTCTGGATATGACAAATGCCTGTGTGTACTGCCTCATGATGGTGCGCAGAATGATAAGGTGTTTGATGTCAGCTATGAAAGCGCATTACGTGACGCTGGTTTTGGTGTGCAGGTTGTGCCTAACCAGGGCAAGGGCGCGGCGACCAAACGCATTGAGGCGGCGCGTCGTCTGTTTGGCTCAATGTGGTTCAACGAGGAGCCTTGCAAAGGTGGCCTTGAGGCACTGGCGGCATACCACGAAAAGCGGGACGAAGAGCGCGGAATTGGCATGGGGCCTGATCATGATTGGTCAAGTCATGATGCCGACAGTTTTGGATTGATCGCCGTTGCTCATGAGCCGCCAACCGTTGCGCGCCGCATCGTTATGCCCTCATATGGTAGCGTTTAGGGTCAAAACCTGCGCTGCTGGCCAGTGACTGCAAAAACATTTGCCAAAGCGGGCCAATCGGGGTAAATAATTCCAAACTGCAAGGGCGGATCATGCGCGAAGAATTGTCTGACGAAGAAAAGTCTGATCTGCTAGGGGATGTCTTAGCAGAGTGCGCGCGCTCCATTGGCTTTGACACCTCAAACTCTGGCGAACTGACAGAGCAACGCGAACGTGCGCTGAACTACGTCAAGGGTGAGATGCCCGATCTTGTGATGCAGCTTAAGGGCCGCTCCAAGGTTGTATCAACTGACGTGGCTGATGCTATTGAAACCGCCATGCCTGACTTGATTGATATATTCACAGGCTCGGACGATGTGGTGGTCTTTGAGCCTGTCGCCGAAGACGATATCGAGGCCGCGCAGCAAGAGACGGATTACCTCAATTATGTGCTGTTCCAGCGCAATAGCGGATGGATGGTGCTATATACCGCGTTCAAGGATGCGTTGACGTGCAAGACGGGCGTGTTCTCATGGCGCTGGGATGGTGAGTTTGAGCCTCCCGCCGAGATGCAGACCGGCAAAAGCGCGATGGAAATGCTCAAGGCGGGCATGGAGGGCGTCGTATCTGATGTCACGACTGGCGAGCCTGACGACATGGGCCAGCCGACATTCAACTATGAGTTTACGCCTAAGAACGCTAAAGGCCGCATGATCATTGAGGCTATTGCTTCTGAGGATTTGGCGGTTGCTCCTGACACTAAGTCATTAGCCACGGCCACATATTGCTGTGTGCGCTCGCATCCACGGGCACAAGAGTTGCTGGCGTTGGGCTTTGATCCCGATGTAATCGACGCGCTACCGGCGTGGACTGAGAATGGCACGGCTGCCGAGGCTCAAGCCCGTGACACGGTAGCTGAATCGCAGATGGTCGGCGGTACGACAAGCGATATGCGGCAAGTCGAGATATACCGCCATTACATCCGCAAATACCATGCCGATGAAAAAGAGTGGTGCCTGTATCAGGTGACGACTGGGGGTCGTGGTTACACCAATACGCTGATTGACATCGAAGAGGTGTCACGCATCCAGCTTGCGGCCATTACGCCGTTCATTAATCCGCACCGTTTCTATGGTGATTCCATCGCGGATAAACTGATGGAAATCCAGAAGATCAAGTCAAGCCTGATGCGCATGACTTTGGATAATGGTTATTTTGCCTTGAACCAGCGCTTTGAAGTCGCTGAAAATGGCATGAATGAGAACACCCTTGATGATCTGCTGAACAATGAGCCGGGGATGCCGGTTCGTGTGCGTTCGGCGGGCACGATCAACGCTATTAGCGCCGGTGGCCTGAACTATGATCCTCTTTCGCACCTTGAATACTTCTCCACGGTCGCAGAGCAACGCACGGGTATTGTGCGCAACGCACAGGGCCTAAACCCAGACACGCTTCATGATACCAAGGGTGGCTTGCAAATCCTCGCCAATGCCGCTCAGAAGCGCTTACGGATGATCGCCCGCACCTTTGCCGAGACTGGCTACAAGGATTTTCTATTGGGCCTTCATGCCTCATTGCGTGAGGTCGGCGCGTCTGTGTCTCAGACCGTGCGCCTTCGTGGCAAGCAATTCGTTTCGGTTGATCCGTCTACATGGCGTCAACGCGACGACATGACGATTGCTGTTGGCGTCGGTGCTGGTGGGCGTGAGCATGATATGATCGTTGGCCAGCAATTGGGCATGATCCAGGAAAAGCTCATCATGGCGGATCAATCCCCAGATGGGCCATTGCTCAACAAAGAGAAGGTCTACAACGCGGCGATTTTTGCCATTAAGTCGTTGGGCGTGAAATCGCCTGAACTTTATGTCGCTGACCCGAAAGAGTTCCAGCCTCCTTCACCGCCACCACCTGATCCTAAGGTGCTGGAAGGTCAGGCCAAGTTGCAGCTTGAGCAACAACGCTTGCAACAGGATGCCGCTAAGGCCGCGTCTCAAGCGCAATACGATCAGGCCAAGTTACAGCAAGAGTACGATCTGCGCATGGCCGACATTGAGGCCAAGTATAGCTTTGAACGTGATAAGCTTGCGGCTGAGATCGAACTGAACTCAAGTCAGTTTGAGGCTGAACTAGCATTCAAGCGTGAACAGGTGGCGATTGACTCACTGACCTCTGAGCGTGATGCGCAGATTAAGAGCGTCTCGAATGATGTTGAACTTGGAGGGGACACGCTGTGACCAATTGGAAATGGTGGAAGCCAAAGCCCTCAATCGATCGTGACATCTCACAAGAACAGCGTGAGGCGTCCGACCGTGCAAAAAATGCGTTGCCTGTCATGATGGAAATCGCTGCCGAAGTGCGCGAAGCCCTGATGGACAACATTATCAAATCCGGCCCGAATGACTATGAAATCAGAGAATATTATTATCATGCCGTCAAGGGGCTGGATGCTGTAATAGCGATGACTGAGGTCTACGCAAACCGTCAAAACATGGCTGAGGCCATTGAGACATATCGCAAAAAGGTTAATCAATGAGTGGTGATTTAGAAGCTGCAATCCAGGCTGTAACTGACATGGACGCGGCCCCTGAGCCTGTGGCGGCTCCCGTAGTTGACGATAAAACCGAAATAAGCGATACTGAGATTGTCGAACCTGAAACCACTGACGCTGAGGCTGATGAGGTTGAGGGCGACGAAAGCGACGAAGATCAGGCTGCGGCCGTTGAATCCGTCGAAGCCCCGCAATGGTGGGACGCCGAAGCGAAGGCAGAGTTTGCCGCATTAACCCCGAAGGCCCAGGCTATTGTCAGGGCACAAGAGGAAAAGCGCGAGGCTGTGGTTGCTAAGGTTAAAGCTGAGTCCTCCGAGGCTCACACGTTGGCTACAACTGAGGCCAATAAGGCTAAAGAGCTTGCTGATCGTATGGCTGCGGCCATTACTGATGAGCGCAAGGTGTTTGATGAGTATTTCTCTGATATCGATTGGAACGCATATCTGTTGCAAGACAGGGACGCGGCGCAAGCGGATTGGATGCGATACCAAACGGGCCTTGAGAAGTTCAACAAAGCTGAAAATGACCGTGCTGCGGCTGACAAATTATGGCGTGAAAACTTCATGCGTGAAGAATCCGCTAAACTCACAGAGATTGCGCCGGATATCGCTAACAATGCCGAGACCTTGCGGGGGATTGGCGATTACATTGTTAAAAGCGGTATTTCTCCCGATGCTCTGCTCACAGTTTCCGCTCTGGAACTCACGATTGCTCACAAGGCGATGATGTATGACAAGATGATGGCTGAGGCCACGTCTAAAACGGTTCCACCCAAGACCCCAACCGTCACGAAACCCGCCAAGGTAGCCCCGCAAGGCGCAACTGGCAATCGTGGCACGTCCTCACAAAGGGACATTTCACAACAACGCAATCGACTTGCACAAACGCGATCCATTGATGACGCCGCCAAGTTGATTACCAAATTAGGGTTCTAAAATGGCTGTACCTGCAAATACCATGGACACCCACGAAGCCGTAGGTAACCGCGAAGACCTCTCTGACGTGATCTACAAGATTGCCCAGACGCTGCGTCCTTTCCAGCAAAATATCAAAAAGGGCACCGCGAAGGCCACATTCTCTGAATGGCAAACCCAAGCGCTCCGTACCCCGGTTGGTACGAACAAGAACGTTCAGGGTGACGACACTGCCGCTACCGCGCCAAAGCTGACGACCCGTCTGGGTAACCGCACCCAGATTTTCAAGGAATCGGCAACTGTCGCGGGCACACAGCAAGCTGTTGATTCGGCTGGCCGTCCGAATGAAATGTCGTATCAGGTCTTGCTCAAGGGCGAAGAACTGCTGAACGATATGGAAATGTCATTGCTTGGCAACTACGCCGCAATCACTGGTGACGCTGCAACGGCTGCCCAGATGGCCGGTGCACTGGCCTGGATGACCTCAAACGTCTCTCGCGGCGTCGGTGGTTCGTCTGGTACGTACTCCGGTGGCCAAGGTGCCGCGACCAACGGGGCGCAACGCCCGTTCACTGAAGACCTGTTGAAGACCGTTCTGGCCTCTGCGTTTACCGCTGGCGCTTCCGGCCCAAAACTGGCTTTGATGTCGGCCACGCACAAGCAAACTTTCTCGTCGTTTACCGGTATCGCCGATATTCGCCGTGATGTGTCGGGCATGAACCAAGCTGTGATCGTCGGTGCTGCTGATGTTTACATCGGCGACTTTGGCCAAATCACGACCGTTCCTGTTCAGTTTGGTCTGACCCGCGATGTGCTGATCATTGATCCGGCATATTGGGAACTGGCTTATCTCCGTCCGCTCAAGACTGAGATTCTGGCCAAGACCGGCGACGCTGACAAGAAGCAACTGCTTTGCGAAGCAACGCTGATTGCCCGCAACGAAAAAGGGTCTGCGTCGATCAACGACCTTTCTTAATAACCTGCGGGGCTGGCTTCGGCTGGCCCCCTTTTTCCAAGGGATAACTTATGCCAGTTTTTAAACACGAACTCGAAGCCGGTGTTACTGAGCCTGTAAAACAGGTCAAGGTCACAGTGCGCGAAGAGGGGCACGGCAAGATCAGCACGGGGCTTCATGACCCCAAGTCTGGCGAGCAATACTTTGCCGAGGGTGAAGAATTTACAATCGATGAGCCTATCGCGCTTGAACTGAAAAAGCGCTATTACGTCGATATCCAAAAGGTCAAGGCCGCTCGGTAATGAATAGGCCAGAAGATTACGGGTGGGTTGAATTTCCTCCGCTACCAGACGGTACGCGGCGCTGGGTCAAGTTTGACGAAGACCTAAAGCAATGGGTGTGCAAGAAATCAACGCCTATGGATAATGTGAGCGCTATTCTTGACCACAACGCGCAGGCCCGTAATCACACCACAGGGCGCAACGCTGACGGCACCATGGTGCGGGTTGCGTCTATCCCTGCGGCGGTTCAGATGAAGTGGCTGGCAGAGGATGGTCTGGACATCCAAAATCCAGAACATGCGGACAGGCTGCGCAAGAAATTGAACGATCCTGATTGGGCCTTCCTGCGTACAGGTGGCGGCAATCTGGGCTTTACACAGGACGGGAACATTCGATGAGCCTTAGCAGCTATTCAGGTATTCAAGCGGCTGTGGCGTCATGGATGAACCGTGCTGACCTCACAGCAAATATCCCTGACTTTATCACGCTGGCAGAATCGCGCATGAATCGCCTGTTAGCCGACAACGCTAATCTGGTGGCCAGCACAAATATCACGTTCACGGATGCAAACCGCACATTGCCGGATGACTTCATGGGTGTTGTGTCGCTCGTGTATGATACCCCCCAAGGTGGCGCGCTGCGCTTCATGCCTAACCGTGATTTCTTCGACATGCAAGCGGGCGGCTACGGTGGGACGCCTAGCTATTTCACGGTGTCTGATGGCCAGATTTATATCTATCCCGGCCCTTCTGCTGAGGGGCTGCAATTGCGGCTGCGGTATCGTCAAAAGATCGACGCGCTCAATCTGGGGCCTAACTGGCTGTTAGAAAATCACCCAGATGCCTATCTGTTTGGCGCATTGGTGGAGGCTTCGGCCTTCATGGTGGAAGATGATCGCGGCGCTATGTGGAAATCTCGCTTTGATGAGACGATAGCGGAAATCAATAAAGAGGGCTTGGCTAACTCGTTTGGCGGGCCTTTGCAAATCAAGTCATGTGGTGGTGAATAATGGGTACGACTGCAAATTATAATTGGGAATACCCTGACGATGGCGCTGATCAGGACGTGTGGGGCGCTATCAACACGGTGATGTTTAACCAGATGGACACTGACCTTAAGGCGGTGTCTGTGGTGGCTAATGCGGCCTCACAGACCGGCTTTGTGCAGATGTGCCTTAACCCATTGGCGGCTGGTGTCCCCACGGGGTACATTTTGGCTAACGGCCTGACCATTGGTAATGCGTCATCTAACGGCACAAACAGAGCTAATGCGGACACGGCGGCGCTGTTTACGTACCTGTGGAACAATTACCCCAATACGTCCCTTCCTATTTACACATCTGGCGGGATTGCCTCAACGCGGGGCGCAAATGCTGCGGCTGACTATGCGGCTAACAAGGCGCTTGCGGTTCCTGAGTTGCGGGCAGAGTTTCCCCGCTTTGCTGACTTGGGCCGCATGGTTGATGCTCCCGGTGGTATATCACGCACCACGGGCACAAATCAGGCCGACCAATACCCCGCACATACGCACAATCAAGAGGGCGGGGCAACGGGCGGCACATTTGGCGGCTCAACGGCTGGCTTCATGACAAATGCCGCTGGCGTCAATGGCTCAACAAAGGCCACATCTTCCTCCGGTGGCACTGAAAATAGCTCAGAAAACCGCCCGCGTAACTTCTCGCTTATGGGCATCATCAAACTGTAATGCAGTACATCACACTTGACATTCCCCCAGGCGTTTTTCGCACCGGCACTGAATACAAGAGCCGGGGGCGGTTCTACGATTCGCAATTGTGGCGCTGGTTCTCTGGTGAGCAACGCCCTGTCGGTGGATGGGTGCAGCGTTCACGCGGAACGACGCTGGTGGAGGGATCTACCCGCGCTCTGGTTACATGGCGTGACAATGATAACAAGTCTTGGGCTGGCATCGGTACGCACTCGCACTTGTACGCCATGACAAGCGGCGGCTATATCTACGATATTACACCATCCGGATACACGGTCGGGCGTCCGTCTGCCACGGCATCGGGCGCTTATGGCTCCGGTGTGTATGGTTCGGGCTTCTATGGCTTTGGTGTACCTGATGAGGCTGTCTATAGCCCCGCTACGGTGTGGAGCCTTGATATATGGGGTGAGAACCTTGTGGGCTGCACCATAGAGGATGGAAACATCTATGAGTGGGTGCCCAATGTCGCGTTAGATGCTTCGGCGATTACGGGCGCACCAACAGCACGGGCTGTCGTTGTGACGGCTGAACGTATCATGATGGCTTTGGGGGCTGATGGTGATCCGCGTCTTGTGCGTAATTCTGGATTGCAGGACAATACAGACTGGACTGAGACCACCACAAACTATGCGCGCCAATTCCCATTGCAGACCGTAGGGCAGCTGATGTGCGGTCGCCGCGTTAATGGTGGGACACTGTTAATGACGGATGTGGATGCTTGGCTTGCTACATTTTATGGCCAGCCATATGTTTACACGTATGAAAAAGTCGGCTCTGACTGCGGCGTGATTGCACAGGGTGCTATTGCTACGGTGGATTCACAGGCAATCTGGATGGGGCAAAATGGGTTTTTCCAGTTCAACGGCCTTGTGCAGCCGGTATCCTGTGACGTGCATGATTATATCTTTTCAGACCTTAATATAAATCAATCGTCCAAGATCACAGCAACGCACAATTCATTGTTTAACGAAATCAGGTGGGATTATCCATCGGCGTCGTCTAATGAAAATGATCGTTACGTGGTTTATAATTACAAAGAAGGCCACTGGGCAATCGGTCAAATGTCCCGCCTCTGTGGTTGCGATCAGGGGGCGTTTGATTTTCCTATGATGATCGACGCAAGCGGGCTTGTGTGGGATCATGAACGCGGCATGAATCACGGCGGGTTATTGCCATATGCTGAATCCGGCCCGTCTGAGATAGGCACGGGGGATCAGACACTTATGGTCTCAAAGATCGTGCCGGATGAAAAAGCCCTGGGTGACGTTGAGGTGACCTTCTTCACGCGCATCTATCCTATGGGGGCTGAGACAACCGTGGGGCCTTATCCGTTGACGCAGAACACAGATTGCCGCCTAAGTGCAAGGCAGGTCTCTGCAAGGCTTACAGCGGCGGATAATGTTGACTTCCGCGTGGGGTCGTTTCGTTTTGCAATTGTTGAGCGCGGAAAAAGATGAATCTCCCCAATGCTACGGCTACGTATGATCAGGCAAACGAGCAACAGGCGCGGCGCGTCCTGACGCAAGAGGATAACAAGAACTTCAAGCAGGGAAAAGATATCCTGTTAGTTCGTGAACGCATTGTTTTGCTATCCCCAGACGGCACGGAATGGGCTTTGGCTGTAAGTAATGCCGGTGTGGTATCGGCAACGGCTTATCCGTAATGTCTGCCCAGCCTGAGCGTCTGACGTACTGGCAATTCGCTGAACGCCACATGAAATTCGCGTCTGAGGCACAAAAAGAAGAGATACGCAAGGCATTGCTTGCGGAACAGGCTCAATTATGGCACAAAGGGATGTCTTGTGCGGTTACTGAGGTGACCGCAGAAAACACGCTCCATATCCTGCAAGCGTCCGGGTCGTTGGCTGACCTGATTGACCTTCTGGATAGCGCGCTGATCTTCGCGAAGGTCGCCGGATGTGTCGGAATCGAGTTGTCAGGCCGTAAGGGCTGGTGGCGCGTTATGTCGAAATTCGGTTTCATCCCTGACGGGGATCGCATGTTTAGGGCTGTTTAATGTCGAGCAAATCAAAGACCGCATCTACCACCACAAATCAGACGGCGCTCAATCAATATAATGACGCCAAATCGTCTTTGCCGACCGCTTACAGCGCTTTGTCTGGATCGCAGATTAACAACTACATGGACCCGTATCAGTCTGCGGTGACAGACGCTACGCTGAAAAATCTCGATACGTCGCGTCAAATGGCGCTAAATCAAAACAATGATCAGGCTATCAAGGCCGGTGCATTCGGGGGGACGGGTGCCAGTGTCGAGCGCGCTTTGACGCAAGGCCAGTACGATCAGAACGCAGCCACCACGCTTGCGGGCCTGAACTCCTCTAATTACGCACAAGCCCTGCAAACTGCCCAGGCTGAGAATACGGCGTCTAATCAATACCCGCTGGCAATCCAGCAATTGCTTGGCCAACTGGCACAAGGCACGTCTACCACAACCAAGGGTTCGTCTACGCCTAGCGAGATGGAAACGGGTGCAAAGCTATTGCAGACTGGTGCCCAGATTGCTGCCATGTTCTCGGATGAACGCCTGAAACGCGACATTAAGCCATTGGGTGAGCGCAAGGGCCGCAAGTGGTATGAGTTCAAGTATCTTTGGGATGATATCGTGCGTGAAGGCGTTATGGCGCAGGAAAATCTTGATATTGCCACTATGCAGCCGTGCGGGTTCTACACCGTCGATTATCGGGGGATTGTCTAATGCCGCTGTTTGGAGATAATGCGCCTAAGAATTGGGGGGATCGCCTGTCGCTTATTGGCGGCGGGCTTTATGATGCTGGTTCTGCCCTGCAAGGGCAATCGTCTAATCGTCTGGCTGGTGTTGAGGCTGGTTTTAAGCAACGTGCACAGGATGAGGCGCAACAAGCGGCTATCGGCGGCATAAATCAGGAAATGGGGTTTGCGCCTCGGACACCAACAAGCAATAGCTTAGATGCGCAGCCAGACATTTACGGGGCTTTGGCGCGGGCTGCACAGGCTGGTGTTGACATCACTCCATATCTGAAACTACACCAAGCGCAAAACCCTGCTCCTGAGCGTCCACAATTTGAAAAGGTTGGCGATACCCTGCTTAAGATTCAAGGCGGTGAAGTGTCCCCCGCTTATACCGCTCCACAACAAGCTGCTACACCACGCATCTTTCAAGGGCCTTATGGCCTTTATCAGGTTGGCGAAGACGGCAAGGTTGTTGAGCTGAAAAACTGGACACCGCCCGCTATTGTCACCAAGGGGATGAATCCACCCAAGCGTGGTGGATCTTCTGGCGGCGGCACCAACGCAGAACCACCGGAGTAACGCACAATGGCAAAATATGAAGAAGGGGCGGTATCTCCAAGCGGTAAGTATGTCGTCAAGGGTGGCCAGTGGGTTCCGGCGACAAAAACAACCGGTGCGCCAAAACTGACGGCGGCTGATCAGGCAACACTTGCTGAGGCGGGCGTGGCATCTAACACACTGCCATATACAGCAACGCGCCTGAAAGAGTTTGAAAAGCTCAACGCAAAAGCGCCAACGGGGCCGGTTTATGGTAACGGTCTATGGGGCTTTAACCCCGTAAATCTTTTTAAGGGCGAAAATTTGCAGCAGATGGAAGCCATTAATAACGAATTGGCTCCACAGCAACGCGCCCCAGGTTCGGGCGCTACGTCTGATATTGAATATAAGGGCATGAAGCTTGCGCTTCCGTCTATTGAAAAGTACGGAAACGCAAACGCGGCTGCGTCTCGGAATATTCAGGAAAAGGCCCGTGAAGCGCAAGCCCGCAAGGCCTTCCTTGATCAATACGCCGCTGAAAAGGGTTCTCTGATCGGTGCTGAAACGGCTTTTGATTCTTATTGGATGCCAAAGCGCGCAAAGGAAAAGGCGGCGGGTTATGTCCCGGCGCGTCAACGTAATTACACCTCAACCGGTGGCAAGTCTCCACCGCGCAAGGCGTCTGGTGACAAGTTTGTCAAAGGCCAGACCTACACTGATGCGAACGGCAACCAAGCAACATATCTTGGTGATGGAAAGTGGCGTGAATAATGGCGTTTGACCCGTCAAGTGCAAAGCCTTTGAAGAATGGGTTTAACCCATCATCCGCTAAACCTGTAAAGGCTGCGGCTGAAAAGTCGTATATAACTGACATTGGTGGAACCATTGGCGGTGCCATAAAGCAATATGGCGAAAACCTGAATAAGCGCATGAACGCGCCACTTCCTGCAAACCCTATTCAAGGAATTGCTGAGGGCTTTACGGATTCCTTGCAACAGGGCGGTGATGCGTTAAACGTCCTGTTGTCACCTATCGCTGGTGTGCAGCATGCGCTATTGCGTCCCGTGTCTGAGGGTATCGCGAACGCAGGTATGGGGCCACCAAAGAAAAAGGTAGGTGGTGGCTTTATGGGATACGGCGCACAATACGTCGATGCGTCCCCCGAAGAGCAAGCCCAGATGATCGAGCAAGATTTAGGAATGGCTCTGTCTGGCGCAATGCCAGCCAAGGGGCTTAAATTCCCCGTGTCTGCGCCCCCGAAGGTCGCAAAGGCGGCTGTTGTCAAACTTACACCGGCCCAGATTGCAGAGCGCAAAGCGGCTGAACTGTTCATGAAAGATAACGCGGCGGCGCTGAAATCGGCCAAGAAGTCCGGCCCGCCTCGCAAATCGTCACAGCCACAAATGGCCGCTGAAGTCATGGGTCAAGGGGCGCGCAATCGCCTTGAGGCTGCGGCAAACCTTAATCCAGAAGTAGCGCAAATTCTGCGCAACGAACTGGAATCGCGGGTTGCTCAATCTCCTACGGCAGCAATGGGTGCATATCAGAACACAATGCGCATTGATCCGGCTATGGCGGCGGGCGGTGTGCGTGAAACTGCTGAGCAGATGCGCGCCCGTGCCAATCCGGTTTACAATGATCTGTTTGCACAAGCTGGCCCGCAATCCTCGCCGGTCTTAGATGAGTTGCTAACCGCAAACCCATTTGCTCGCGATGCCTTAAAAGAGGGTGTGCGTCAAATGCAGGGGCAAGGCGTTAAGCCTTTTGCAAGCGTTGACGTTCCTGATCTTCCCGAAGGCCTCACGGCTGGTGCGCCACGCGATGCAGGGGCATATCTGGCTGATGTGCGTGAGTTACTTGGTGGTGGCGTCAAAAAGGCTGCGCGGTCCGATGGCCCTACCCTGAATGAATTTGTGGCGGCGCGTGGCGGGATTATAGACCGTGGCGGCGACCTGCGCTCTATGGGTGCCGGTGACGTGACGTTGAACCGGGGGCGTGGCATGGGCAAGCTTACACGCGCCACTGGTCAAAGCCTTGATGATGTCGCCCGCCAAGCGCAAGAGGCGGGTTACTTCCGCGATATTCCCACAGAGCGCGAATTGCTTGACGCTATCAATTCCGGCCTGTCGGGTCGACCAATTCGCTCCATGGCTGCGGCAAGTGGCGGCGCTGACCGTGCTGAGTATCTGAGCCAATTGGAGCAACGTCTTGGTACTCTAAACATTCCAGACCGCGCCACGCCTCAACAGATTGCAGCGGCTCTCGCGGCTGATGACGCTGAACTAGCGTCATTGTCACAACTGGCTGAAACGGGCGGGGTATATCCTGGCACTATTGGCGGCACAAAGACGGTTCAAGCACCCACGCTGCAATTACTGGATGCCGCCAAGCGCAATCTTGATGACATTGAGCGCCGCATTATTGAAAGCCCTAATGCTAACAAGAACGACCTGATTGCCGTCGATACGACGCGCCGCGAACTGGTGCGTCAAATGGACGAAATCAACAAGGGCCTTGAGGTCACCGATCCCGTAACGGGTGAAATGCGTAATTATGCCGGTGCACGTGAAATCGGCGGGGAGGCCCCACGCCTTGAGGCTGCGGCTCGTGCTGCACGTCAAAAGGTTTTTGGTCAGGGTAGCAATTCAGACTTTGCCCAGTGGGCTGAATCACTGAGCGCTCCTGAACTGAACGGCGCTCTTGCAATGATTGGCGACGATCTGGCCACAGCAACAGGCGGGCGTATATCTGGCGCGCTTGAGGGCAATGTCAATCTAGGTAAATACCTGACGCGCAATGCACAACAACGCTTGCTCATGCTTGGGCAACGGGCTGGCCGCGCTGATCAGGTGCAATCCTTTCTGACGCAGATTGCAGACGTTGAACGCGCTCGTGTGTCGGCCATGTCGTTAATGCCCAACACCAATTCCAAGACCTCTCGACTTTTGGAGGGTGCAAACAGCATTAATGCCGATCTGGGAACGCTCACAGAATTGCCAACTGATAAGGCTGGGCTACTTAAGGCCATTATCGGCCCGCAACGGGTTGCCAGGTGGGAAGAGGCGGCCCTGCGCAGGGCAAACAAGGCAATTCTTGGAACGGATGCCGAGGACGTTATATCGGCATATGCTGATCTTGCCATGGGGGATTATAACGCCTCACTGGCTGCGGCTCAGTTGCGCCTTGATCGTTCTAAGCAACTGGCGCAAGGAATCCGTTTAGGGGCCTATGTGCCACGGGTTACACCTGCGGCCTATCCAATGATCTCGCTTCCACAGGCACAACAGAGCCTAAGTCTTCCAGCATACGCCACAGGGGCAATTGCAGAAGAAGGACAACCGCAATGAGCGCCCACTGCAACGGATCGCCGGAAAAGAACAGAAATAAAAACATGAACAGCATTACTATTGTATATGGGGTTTCTCAATGACTGCAAAGATTTATGCCCCCCGTGGTGCTGATTTAACGCTTAATTTTGCGTTTCCTGAGAACGTGTCCTTTCTGGGCTACGATGGTGCATTCTCTGTCTACTCAGACCTGAACGGCACAATACTTTTAACCTTTTCAACTGACCCGTCCACAAACGGAAGCCAGCTGTCATTCACAGGCAACAACATCACCGTTTCTGTGAAAAAAGACGACATTGACGCTTTGCCGGTTGATTCTGACGATGAACAGAATCCGTCTGTGCTGTTCTTTGACTTCATGGTCACATCGCCCGCTGATTTCACCTCAAAGATTTATGGCGGGGCGTTTATCGTTAAACCTTTTGGTGCGTCCATTACCGCCAATGGGGATGAAATTGACGTATCGATTGATGGGCAGGTCTTTGAGGTAACCCTGGAAGGTGGCACGTCTTACACCATCGTTCCCACTGGTGCGGTTCGTTTTGACGTTACGCAAAGCCTGAGCGATATTCAAAAGGCTCAAGCCCGTGAAAACACAGGAACCGTTATTAATGTTGACGTTCAGGCTTACAGCGTCGATCTTGCGGCGATTGCGGCGCTGACTTCTGGCATAGACAAAATCCCGTACTCAACAGCGGCTGAAACATGGGCAATGGCACCTTTTACCGCTGCTGGCCGTGCCGTGGTGGGGGCCGCGACGGCTGCATTGCAGCGCACTGCCTTGGGCTTGGGCAATGTCGATAACACTTCTGATGCAACAAAGGTTACGGCTGGGCCTATTAAGGAAGCTTTAGATTTAAAGCGCAGTATCGCTGACGACGCCTTTCTTGAGGACTATTATCTAACGGCTGATGCCGGTGATTACGGCCTTACGTTTGCTCGCGCCATCGCGGCGGGTGTAAAAACTATCAGGGCGAAGCCGAAAAGCTCTCCCTATAGTATTTCAACGCCTGTAACGCTTCCGCAGGGTTCATGCCTCGTCGGAGTGACAGCCTTCGGTGGCTCTGAGCAAGTCACGTTTCAAACAACCCAGTCAATCACCATGTTCACCGCGTCCGGGTCTACTGTCGGATTTGATAAGGTTGCACTAAAGCACCTCGGATCTGCGGGCAGGGTTTTTGATGGCGGGCAATATGATGGGCACAGAATCACGGACTGCCACATAACCGGCGAGGTCACGGGCAACCCGGACTCGATTGTTTATATAGCCGGTTCTCTGACAGAGTGCACAAACACTTCATTCACAAATTTGAGAACGGGCGCGTCTGCGTATGCGTACGTACTTGACCGGACATCTGGCCACATCAGCATTGAAAACACGGTCGAGGGAGGTGTGTGGGGTGGCCCCGGTCATGGGATTTGGATCGGGTCTTCTGACGGTTCCGCTCGTCCGGAGGGGATACATCTTATCGGGCTTAAAATGTTCGGTACCGGCCACAACTTAACTATTACAAGTTGTCTATACACTGACTGCGATGGCTGCACTTTCGATCAGGGTAACGGAAAGCAGGTCATATTAAAGCCCTCGAACGACGGCATTGATAGCGTCTGTTTCAGGGGGTGCTATATCGCAACAAACACACTCACATCATCATCTGGCGTCTACCATGACACATCGGGCGGCGCAAACATGTCTGACATCATATTCATTGCCTGCGATTTCATGCATTCCGCGACGTCTCTTGATTTAAGCGCGCCTTCCAATGTGAAGGTGTTGGCGTGCAAGTTCGCCGACTCTACAACCGGCATTTACATGAATGGTGCCACCCGCGTGAATATCAATGGCAACTATTTCACCAATTTGGACGCTAACCTAACTATCTCAGACGGGGCTTCGGGTGGCCCATACATCATAGAATCTAACGACTTTGACCCGACCGCCCAGTTAAACATTACGCAAACCGATCCGAACAAGTTCTTTTTCGGGAAACTAAACACAGGCCTTAGGGTCGCGGATGTAATGACGGTACTTACTGGCACAGATCCGGCGAGCGGCTCTTATGTGAACGTTCCGAACACCTTAGCAGGAACGCCAACCAAAAGGGGGCTTATATTGCAAGTTTTGGCTGAAAGCGGCTTGTTTATTGGCCCCGTTTCTGGTGACGTTGTAGCTATCGATGCATCAAACGTTACGGTTCAACTTTCCCATGGCGGGATCGTTACAAGCGGCACCCTTAGAATCAATGTGGAAGCTCGGATATGATAAATTTACATGTAAATAATGGGCAAACCATTATTCTGATTTCGGAAAATCAAATTGAGATAAACGGCGAAGCTAAAACCGCTGCTCAGTGGGATTTGACCGATAATGAGATTTGGTCTTTTAACAAGCAGTCGATTCTAAGGGTCGCTGAAATCAACCAGATTGCAACCTAGTCACAACTAAAAAAACGTAGTAAACAACGATTACACATAGGGCTTAAAACATGGCACGGACTCGCGTAGTCGTCACAGGTAATAACACGGTCGGCTCCGTTCTGCGGGCAACGGTCATTGCATGGCCGGGAGCTCCTACGCCAACCTATCAATGGCAACGGGACGGCGTGGACATCAGCGGTGAAACGAGCGTCACCTACACGCTTGTCTCTGGTGATATCGGTGCGGCCATCACCTGTGAGGCTGTGGTCGAGTTTGAGAGCTTGGCGCTTTATGGTCAATCAAGCATTGCGGGCGCTCCTGTAAACACAGTTGCTCCTGTGGTGTCTGGTTCCGCAACGGTTGGATCAACCCTGACAACAACAAATGGAACGTGGACAAATTCTCCAACATCATACACCTACCAATGGTTCTGGTTTGATGTCGTAACGCCAATTTCAGGCGCTACATCAGCAACTTATGTGCCTGTGACTGGCGATATTGGACACACCTTAACGTGTAACGTTGCCGCAATTAACTTAATCGGATCAAACTCTGCGTCTAGCGCGGCAACTTCTGCGGTTGTTGCGGCACTGACAACCATTACAACCTATGCACCGATTTATTCGCGGGTTGGCTTGCCCTCACTTGATTTGGATTTCGGTACAACTGAGTGGGTGACCGAAACTTCTGGTAAAATCAGCGCTGCGATTGATAAGTCAAATAGTGCTTATGACATTACGCAAGCCACAGATGCTAACCGACCAGTTGTTAACGTAAACACACTGAACGGTTACAAATATCTTTGGAGTGCATCGCCATCCTTTATGGCCACAGCCGCTTCTGCACAGCTATGCAGCGCCAGTACGGGAGAATGGACAGCCTTCACAGTGTATAGGGTGCCCGCAACCGGATCGGTGCAGGGGGTGTTTGTCTCTCAGGACGCTACAGGTCTGGCATCCCGTGGTAACCAGATGATAAACATTAACGCATCTGCAATACCGGGGGCCGCCGCATTTAACGACGCTGGTACAGCCTTTGCGGCCTCAGCCGCATCCAATCTAATAAGCGGTGAGGTTGCCATCCTATCTACAACATGCTCGGCGTCAGCCATCACTGTATATAAAAACGGTGTAGCCGGTACCCCCACTACGATCACTGGCACCCTTAATAAGGCCGCCCTGCCTTTCCGCATCTGCGAGGCGGGCCGTGGTGCAGGCCAATACATCAATGGTGGGATCGCTATGATCCTTGTATTCCCTTCTGCTCTAAGCGACTCGCTTAGACAGATCATAGAGGGTATTATAGCCTTCAAATACAATATCCAGAGCGTTTTAGCGGCGGGTCATCCATACAAGACCACACCACCCTCCTCTATGCAGTCGCAGTATCCGTCAAACGTTACCCTTATCGAGCATGGCGGGAACGCTCTGCAAAGTAACATATACGCGACACCGTTCCGTGAAGCTTCCGGCAATATGTACGCCGGTGTGTGGCAACATGACCGCAAGCAGGCGATTGTTCGTTCGCAGGATGGGGGCGTAACGTGGCGCAAGACGCTTCTTACCCGCACCCAAGCCGGCGATGACGCGCACAACGTGGTATCACTTGGCGTAGATCGTAACGGTTTTGTCCATGTGTGTAACAACATGCACGGCGCGCCCATGGTCTACTCTAAGAGTTCATTAGCCTATGATACTAGCGTGATGACCCCCATTAACACCATGACAGGTGTTAATGAGACACAGGTCACATATCCACAGTTCTACAATTTTCCTGATACCGGCCAACTTTTGTTTGTGTACAGAGACGGTGTATCGGGCAATGGCACCGTGCATATGAATGTCTATGACGAGGCAACGTCTACATGGTCGCGTCTAGGCGGTATTGCGACAACAATTTCCGGGGCATCCGGGCCGTATATCAACACCCTGTCATTCGATGCGTCGGGTAATATCTACATGACGTGGACAAACCGGACTGGGGGGAGCACCAACTCGAACGTTTATTATGCCAAGTACCTCAAAGCGTCTAACCAGTGGGTTAAGCGTAGCGGGGCTGTGTATCCATTGCCTATCGTCCTTGCGGATGAAGACCTGCTGCTTACTACCAACGCACGGAATATGAACCAGAACTCATCTTTCTTGGATAGTTCAGGAACACTTCACGTGGCGTTCATGCAGGATGATTTAACTGGAAATACCCAGCTTCATCACATCTCGGTCACGTCCGCCGGTGTTACCACCACAACTCAGGTGTCAAACCTGACGCGCACCCCAGTCACAGCGTTCCCTGACTACTCGCGTCCGACTATCTATTCTACTCCTTCGGGGGCCGTGGAGATAATCTTCGGGACTGGCTACACGTCAAACTCGGTTAACTACGTAAATACACCGGGCGATCTTGTCAGTTATACCAGCGCAGATGGTCTGACCGGTGCGGCATGGGGTTCGCCAGTCAAGCATCCCCTTCCGCGTCAAATCAGCGAATTTAACCTAGATCACAACCACTTCTATAGTACAGGAAATGTGCGTTGGTACATGCAGCACAACCAGGCTACTGGACTCTTGCCCGCTGTGATGATGGAATATGCTGACCTTTGGGCACTTCCAACGGCGGCCTATCCTTAACATGAAAGCCCCATACACACGCCCGACCTTGACCGCGTTGCCAAAGCCCCCGTTTTGGGTGGACTTGGTAACAGGTTGGCGGCTCACAATCACTCGTTGGTCAGTTTTAATTAACATCGCCAATACGCTGTGGTCTGGTGTGTGGGGTATCCTCTACACGTTTAACCGCATGTCTGAGGCTCTGGTTATGCCGGTCATCTGCGTTGCGATTGCGCTTATGGTGCTGTCTACCCTGGCGGCAAACCTGACACAGAAAAACATTCGCACGGTGAGGGTTAAGGATGCGGCTTAATATACCACCAAAGGCACAAACCGCACTCATTGGCGGATCTGCAATGGCGCTTGCGCTTGGCGTCATTATGCCGTGGGAAGGGAAAATTAACGACCCATATTTTGATATCGTCAATGTAAAAACTGTGTGCTTTGGTGAAACGCAAGTCGAAATGCGCCATTATACCGACGCTGAGTGCGAGGCCATGCTGAAAAAGGCCGTCAGTGAACGCTACATGAAACCCGTTATGGCGTGTACGCCGTCCATTGCATCCAAGCCCGAAGTTTTAGCCGCAGCCACTTCTCTAGCCTATAACATCGGCACGCAAGCCTATTGCAAATCGACTGTCGATCGTAGGTTTGACGCTGGCGACATCAAGGGCGGGTGCGATGCGTTCTTAGCGTGGCGCTTTGCCGGTGGAAAGCCCGTGCAAGGCCTGTTAAACAGACGTAACGCAGAGCGTAACCTTTGCCTGAAAGGTGTCTCATGAAGCTGGAAACATTCGCTATAGCCCTTGCGGCCTTTACGCTGGCTGGCACCGTCATTATCGTCAATATGAAGCTTGACGCCAAGGAAAAGGTTATTGCCGCTCAGAAGGCAGATATAGCCCGCCTTGGGGGTGAACTGGCGTCCGCTAAGACATCGCTGATAAATGCGCAAGCTTCAATCGTCATTGACACCAAATATATCGACCGCGTGAAAGTCGTCCGCGAAAAAGCCAAGGTGATCACTCATGAAATCCCCGTCCCGTCTAAATGCGAAGATATTGGCGTCACTTATAACGCTTGGCTTGCTGGCCTTGACGAGTTGCGCGGGGAAACCCCAACCCAGCCCTAAGACGCTGATATTCGTTCCCGCCAATTTCAGGACGGCTTGCACTGGGCCTGATCTGCCTTCGCGCCTGAGTGAAAATCCCTCATTGGACGAAGTGTTTTCAGCGGTGCAAAATATGGCTGTAACCTCTGTCAATCAAGAGGCGGCTTTGATAGAATGCAACGAGAAGCGCAAGGGCCTTGTTGATTTAATCGATTTATCCAATGGAGCTAAGCCTTGACCTGTAATATTGAAGGATGGATGTAATGAAACTATCAACCTTTATCGCCAAAGAGGCCCAGCCGGTCGCTGAGACGCTCTCAGTGCTGGAAATCTATCTTGACGAACTTCTGGCGGAATCCGACGACACATCGGCGGCTAAGAATGTCGTTCGTGCCATGCGTCGGCATCACAAAGCCTTGCACGTAGCGGCTAAAAAGCTTGGTATCGATTATGCAGACGAATCCGGTGATGGCGTTGTCGCATTCTCAAACAACACCACCAATAAGGACGACGAAGAGGAAACACAGCCTTGATAGCGGTTGCCATGGTCGTCGCCCTAATCACCAATGCGCTCATAGCTTGGGCGGGATCGTCGCGCGCCCTACAAAAGCTTTCATTGTTGCTTGTCGGTGGCTTTGCAATTGGTGAGGCCATATCGCAATTTATACCTTTGCCGCGCCAATTAGCAACTTATGCTATTGCAGATGTCATCGGTATGATATTATGCGTGCTGGTGGCAAGGCGTGGGCAGCGCACGAAAAACCTTAGGTGGCCGATCATGGGCGCTTATATCGGAATGTTGTCCCTGCACCTTGTGACGGCGCTTATGCGGCCTGAAAGCCATTACGGCTATTATGCGGGCCTCAACGGCCTGACTATGGCGCTAATTGTAACGAGTATGGTTTGGGGGTTGGGTATCGTGATTGCAGATATTGGTAATATTTATCTGCATAACCTGCCTGATAATAGGGTGGCGGCTCGTCATAAAGTGGGGCGGAAGTGACGCCGGAAACGCAGATTGCGCTGTTAAAAAAAGATGTCGACGATTTAAAGGCGTGGCAAGCGACACACCAGAAGAAGATTGACGATCTGGTATCGTGGCAAAAATTCGTGCTTGGTGGAGCGGCTACCATTGGCGTTCTGTTCGGCATATTTGCAGCCCAGATAAAGACATTTTTCGGACTGGCTAAATAAACAACGCCGCCTCTTCTGCACGGCGGTTAATCAGGCCGTCGATAGGCTGGCCGTCAACGTGAATCCAGAACCTGAACTGATCGCGAGCGCCGCGCATGTCACCGGCATTGATCATTTTTAACATAGTGGATTCTTTGAACCGCGTAATCCCCACGTTATACGCGAACGACACCAATACCTCTATTTGTTGATCGCTGATATCGGCCTTTACAGCACTCAGGACGGCGCTTTTTGTTTTGGCGTAGTCAACCGACAACATGCGGTCAGCTTCGGCCTGTGTGATCACCTGACCGGATTTGACGCCATATGCGCGGCCATAACCAATAGTCCAGCGTTTTGCCGTGCACTTATACGCTTTCAAGCGCAGCCCTTCAAAGCGTTTAATTAGGTCAACGCCTGAAACGGTGGCAACCTCTGGATACACGATCAATTCACGCGTGGGCCATACGACCTCCAAGGCGGGCGGCGGGGCATAGGTAACAAACTGGTCAGGCTGCACAGTTGGTGCCGTGACGGCGATCCCCAGGGCGATTAACAGGCTGACATTAATGATGTTGATTGCACCAACGGCGTTTGGATATCTCATAGAATTTTCCCTCTTCTATGAGAACCACAATAGATCAGAAATCTAAATATATGGTTTAAGACACAAAAAACCCCAGCCGGAGGGAAACGGCTGAGGTCTTTCGGAAGGTCGCCCCTCTACCCTTGCGGGATTGGTTTTGATCTGCGAAACCTCGCCATTACGCTTAGGTTCATCCTCTGTGTTAATCCTGGCGAAAGACAGGCGCAGGGGAAGTTTTGCACCGCAGATCAAACTTATTAGCCAGCGCCCCATAATCCCTGATTACGTTGGCGGCCCCATTTTCGGACTGGGGTGGTCGCTAGCTAAACTTATGTGCGCCGAAGCGCGAAACTTAGCCGCTTTACGTCCGGCAGACGGCTTTGTCTAATTCCCGCCTTTAGGAACCCATTGGCTGGGGCGGGGCGATACGATCATTATGACGTGCCATGTAAGCTACCATGGGTGAAAGTCCAGCCGAAACGCAAATAAGATAATGAGAGCGGCGAAGATCATTGGAACGACAAGCGCCGCCCTCATCCAAATCGTCCATCTGATAAACCACCTATTAAGTTGGTCTAGATAAACGAAACACATAAACAATACACAAGACTACATCGAATTTAATGTCGCTACAAGCGGAAAAACTCACGCAAAAAGCTAAACGCAATAATCGAAATGAAAATGGCAAAGCCAACAATTAACGCTGCGAAGCCCATTGCAATAACAGCTCTGCTTATGTGTATTATATTATCAATCATTTGAATCCATCCGCTTTTAAGAGTTTTGCTGTCATGTGGTCGCGCAGTTGTGCCTCAAGGTGACTATAGCGCTTTTTGTTGCGCTTGGCCTGGGCGATCTTGTCTTTGAGGGTGTCGGCTATGGGGTCGTTGTATAAGGCTATAAAGTCCTTAAGCTTCTGCTCGGCGGTTTTTTCCGCCACGACCGGCACCCTTTTGCCAAACAGGCGTTTAATGAAATTGATCATTTGAGTTGTTCCTTAATCTTGTCTGCAATGGCGGCGGCTTTGCGAATTGAAGTTGATGACGTTAGCATTTTTATAGTAACGTCATCCTGAACCCGCATGCAGCCCTCTACACAATCGCCAAGATTTGTTATTTGTTGCGCCAATGGTGCCAAAGCCTCACCCGCCTCTTTGAGTAGCGCTCGGAGGGCGTCGCGCTCAGTCAATAAAGCAAATTCACCCCTTTCCCACGCCATAGATAGCCTCCGCTTTAGGCTGTCATTTTGTTCCACCAACTCTGAAATTCTCGCCTCGGTCTCGTTGATGTAGTCTTCAAGGACAATGGTGCACAACTTCCCATTTTTAAGCCTTGGTGCAAATTTGTGACGGAAGTCTCCCTCTATCAATAAAAGGACGGATTCCAGCGCCTCTGTTACTGTGGTCATTGGTCTTGCCTCTGGTGGTGGGCATATTGAAGTTTGCGCCTGATTGCGGCGTCGGCTTTGTTGCGAGTCATTGGTGGAATGTCACCGGCTAGGTGCATGAGTTCTTCGACCGCTGTTAAATCGACAATTTCACGAAACAGGTCATCGCGATTGTCCGGCCCGCATCCCTCATTATCTGGATGCTTTGAATCGTATCCATGCCTGAGGATTTTAGTTGCGGCCTGAATGACCTCACCACACTCTTCGATAAGCATGGCTAGGCGTTCTGCCTCGGCTGGCGTCAGTTTGTTAAACGGGGCAGTGGTCATGACGGGTCACTTTCTTTGTTGAGGGATTTACGCGTGGCGTTTGTTGCGTTCATAACGCCAGCCCACATTTCATTTGACATACCCATGGGGATTTGACCGACAAGCCTTATTGCCTCAAGAGGCACCGCAGCCTCCACGAGCGCCGCCTCCAACTCCCTGATGCGGGCGCTCTGGTCTGGTGGTGAGGCGTAGAGGGGTTGGACACTGACTCCATAACCTCGAATGTCGTCGGCGTAGCGTGCTGCTGTGGTGGTGTGCACTTGTCCCGTGCCACCTTTCCACAACCAAGCCACCGGCTCCGCGCTTACGGGTTGCAGGGCGGCGCGGGTGTTCCAACTGTCAGGAGACCAGCGCAACACACCACAATCACGACACCCAAACATTTCGTCCACGACGGTTGCCGTTTTTTCTGCGCTATGCGAGAACTCAGACTGATCAAACGTCCGAAACATCATCTCTTTTTTAGCCTCGCCGCCGCAAAAGGGACATGCTTTAAGCGCCTCTAAGGCGGGTGTTTTATCGGTCATTGGGTTGATCCTTTATAGTTTTCAAGCTTTTTCAAAAGACGTTCAAACATGGTTTGAAGTGCTGTCTTTTCCAGTTCAGTTACAGCTAAAGGCCAAACCTTACGAATAGTCTTCATTGATTGGTGCAAACGCGCCTCTTCAATGTCCATCATCCCCGCTCCTGTGTCTTGCGAATGAGGTCAAGCACGGCTTCAGCGGCTTTAGGTGCTGTCCTACCGAGGATTGCCATTTCGATGTCGTGACGGCTCGGCATGGGTGCGGGGGCTGGCATCTTGAGCCATTCGCGAGCGGCGGTTTCGAGGGTGGACTTTGCCGACGCAAGGTCAGGATTGTAGCCAAAGCCTTTTACATCTTGGGCTAAAGCGTCGCACCACAGCATGATGTACCATCCGCCGTTGTGTTTGCTGTAGTCAATGCCGGCGATAACGCGTCCGTTTAATGCAAGGTTATTTCCATCAGTTCCAACCCACTCCAAACCGCTCACGGGGGCTTGTTGGGTGAGGCGAACGGCAGCGGAGGACAGCAAGGCGCGGGCATGACCGCCGATGCCATGGGGTGCTAGTGCGCCCTTATCGTTGAGCGCTATCAGCGCTTCAATGCTTCTAATCAGGTGCGCGTTGTCACCGTCAAAGTTATCGGTTAGCGCCTGTTCCTGTGTGATCTTGGTCATTCCGCACCCCCGTTAAGCTTGGCGCGCATGTCCTGAATGAACTCTATGGCACAGGTTGCGGATGCAGCGTCGATCAGCAAGGCCAAATCCTCACGGTCTACCAAGACCTTGGTGGACGGTTTGGGGGCCTTAGTGGCCTCGCGTTCAAAGTATTCATCTTGGGTCATAATAATCTTGATCCTCTAAAACTACGTACGCGATGAATATGCCGACAATAAAGACGGCGGCAATGATTGCGCCAATTATGACAAATGGGTGCATTGGTTTTGCTCCTTCATCTCCTGCAACCACTTTTCATAGTTGGCAATGGTGATTTCCTGCGCCGAGATAATCTCTTGCAAGCGCTGATTTTCACGCCATAAGCGGTCAATTTGTTGCTGTGTCATACCGACACCGCCAAGGCTGAAAGCGCAAACAATACGACGCCCAGGAATCCGATAATGGTCATGAGATTGACGACCGCACCAATAAGCGCGTATGGGCGGCTCTGGCCTACGCTGAAAGCCTCCCCAGACTTATGAGGGCGATTGTTCGACTGGGTGAAAAGCTTAAACTCGTTCTGAGTCATTTTTAGCACTCCTTCCGCGCGTCGTCTGCGTTCTGGCGCTGGCGTTCTGCCAGTTGTTCAGCCTCGTCCATATCGTCCCATGCTGAATCGATGACGGGATAGCGGTATCCAATGGCGTAAGCCAGATCGAAGGCGTCATATAGACGCTGTTTGGTTTCGTTAATGTCGGTTTGCATCATCTTAATTCCCTCAAGTGGTGCGTTGTTGATGACCAACAATTGCATATGTATTTTAGGCTGTCAACGAATAATTTCGCTTGCGGCATAATTATTTTTATGCCAATGTCAGGGCCTCACACAATAAGGAGATGCACTTGACACACAACATTGACCCTATCGGCCAGCTTGGCGATCTCGTTAAAAAAAGCGGGTTGCCGCAAAAAGACGTTGCCGCTCAAGCTGAAATATCTGACAGTTACCTTTCTGAGATTTTGTCTCGCAAGGCAAACCCCACTGTAAGGATGATCAATCGCATCGCTGATGCTGTTACGTTTTTAAAGGGTGACGCATGACTAACCAATCAATAATCAATGACCTGGCGATGGCCAAGGCGGCGTTTCAAGCCCGCACGGTGGCAACGGTTATTAATGGCGGGCCGTTGCCGAACGAATATACCCCGCACGATCTGATAAGATTTAGCGTGCCAGGCACTAAAAACCCCATGCCGGTAATACCAACCCTTGAAGAGGTTGAGCGGGCATGTGGGCACGACACAACAGGAACAAGGGAAATGCACCAATGGCCTACAAAATCGCGGGACACACAGGAATGATTGTGCTGGCTGGCATGATCTGGGCGTTAATATTTAAACTTATCTGAGGGACTAAAATGGCAGTAATGTGTAAAACAGAGTGGAAGCCGCAAGAGGCAGAACGCCTGTTAGAACTGGCGAAATCAGGCGCAACGTCAAAATATGCGGCGCTACGGCTAAATGATGAATTTCATGGAAAGCGCATAGTCCGCACCATGAAGAATTGTCAATCAAAGCTTGGCGAGATGCGCTTTCGCGGCGTAACCGATCAGACATTCGGAGCAACGCCAGCAAGGCAATCTTGCCGCTCTGGGGCTTGGCCACAGGAGCAAAAAGACTTCATACGCGAAATGGTTCAGGCCGGTAAAAGCTACAATGAAGTCATGGTTTTGTTTTATGAAAAATTTGAGACCAACCTGACAAGATCCACTGTTTCTGGTGTTGTCGATCGCCTAAAACAGCAGGGTCATTCTTTTCCAGCTTTTGGCTCAAAAAGATTGCAGCAATTGCCGTCTATTCTTAGTAAGGCAAAGGTGAAAGAAAAGGATAAGCCAAAGCCTAATCCTGCAACCAAGTCTTTGCACGGTGTCAGGGATGCGTCCACCTTAATTAAAACTCCTGACCTGTCGTATCTGCCTATTGCCACAGGTGAAAATCTTGTGCAGCTTGGTCGCTTTCAATGCAAACCAGTTGAGGGTCGCAACGAGCACAACGAGGCGGTTTATTGTGGGAACAGGGTTGATCCTGGCTCTTCATATTGCCTACACCATAGGGCGCTATATGTGCGCGATACTATCAATGTTAAACGCCTTGCGCATGATCTGCGCAGATATGTGGGGCGGTGATGCAGTCATTTCACAAAAAGGAAAGGGTTGGATTCCACCGCCGCAATCAGATTGTCGCTGAGCATTGCCAAAAATACGGCATCAGCGCTGCGGAATTTGAAAGTAAAGAGCGCACCGCAAAAATAGCCTTTGCAAGATTCCGCGTCATGCGTGATTTGCGAGAATTGGGATGGAGTTACGAAAAAATAGGCGAGTACTGCAACAGGGATCACACGGCGGTAATTTACGGGTGCCGCCGAATTGAGGAATTTGACAGGGTGAAATTGGGCCGCGACATTATTTACCTTACAGAAAAGCCAATGGTCGCCAAGCTGGAAAGAAACACGCCACGCGCCACGAGAATAATGAGGGAGGCGGAGGAATGAAACCCGTCAAGGTCAAACAACACTGGATCGGCCATCTGGCGGCGTATGACGTTTATTATTTGTCAGGCTGTCAATATTTCATCTTTCACCGCAACGTGCGCGCTAAGGGGCTTAATCACGCCATTAAGGGCGCTGCGATGTTTTCAACGCTGGGGGTTTAGAGCGTCGTCCCTGATAGCCTCAATCATAAGGAGGTCGCCACTTTTAAAAAGCCTGATGTCTGCGGACGTCAGGCCTTTTTGTTTTATCCACGCTTTGGCGTCTTTAAGCCCGTCTGGTGTGTCGTCTGTTGCCAGTAGTGTCATCCCCTTCCGTATGGCGTGCGGGCTTCCTGATATCTCCCTAAGCTCGCACAACACATACGGCCTTTGCGCTTCCGGCACGTCCGCAAACAGTCGTTTTTGCGCCTTTTCCGATGGTGCGCAAAATATCTTTTCAGCTATGGCCTTATTGTCCATTTAACCAATCCTCAAAAGCTGACCAAGCGCCTTCATGGCCAAATGCTACGCAAGCAAAAGCCCCAGCCGTGGACGCAGCTATAAGATATTCTATTTGCCCGTCTTCCCATTTGCTTTTTGTGTGATCTTTTCGCTTTAACTCGCACACAAAAGAAACGCGGGCCGGGATTATTATATCGGACGCCCCAGGCGTTAACCCTTCTGCCTTTTGCTTAACAAATGCCCCGTGTTGCCCGCCTTTTAACTGTTGCTCGTTGCGCGGGTGTAGGGCCAATATCCCCCAGGTTGTTGGGTGCGCTTTGCGAAGCTTGTTAAAAAAAGTCACCTGCTCAAGGCTTTCTTTTGGGCATTCACCACGGAAAGCGGTGTTGCCGTAAATCTTTATCCCCTGTGGAATGTCATTCAGCCGCATTTAAAACCTTCTCTGGCAACATATCGATTTGCCTGTTGTACGCCTCGATCTGGTAAAAACCTGATGCGGCGTCTTTTCTGTATGTGATGCTTTGCGGAACCGTTTCACCAGTTGCGCCACAGTTGCGCACAAACAAGTCCCATTGATACCATCCTTTAGTGCTCGTTGCCTCAGGTTGAAACCAAACACTAAAAGATCTGTACGGGGTCACAAAGTCGGCCCTTAGGGTTTTGTTGCCCCTCTGGCTCACGCCTTCACGGCAAACCATGCTTACCACTTCGTCAGTCTGTAATCTTGTCGGGTCTTTTTTATGGGCCTTAAAGTCCGATGCAAGTTTTTCGTTTGGGTCTACAATTTCGGATTTGCAGCTTATGCAATATCTCGCCGCGATGTCGTTTGGTTCGTCGCAGGCGGGACATGGTTTACTTGTCCATCTATAATTACACCTGTCATATTTTCCGGCGTTTTTCGTTTGAATCATACCAAAACAGCGCCGTCCAAAATGTGCAGGCATTGGGCCGAAGTCGGTTTCTACACGCTCGCCCTCAAGGTCTAAGCAATATCCATTTTGGTCTATCTGATAGCCCGCTTCCGCAACCTCTGGCCTGATTCCAAACTCGTTTTCAGCGTTACAGGACGGGCAGTGCGCTTTGATTGGCGCACCTCCGCTTTTGGCGCTTTTAGCGCGTATTTCAGGATTATATATATCACCGTCTGGAAAGTGTCGGTTTACGTTTCCGGCATAATCCAAAAGAAACGACACAGGCTTTTCATGGTGTAAGCGCCACGCCCTGCCAAGTATCTGTATCAATAGCGAGGCACTTTCAGTAAACCGCAAAAGCGCTATAACCTCTGTATGGCTTACGTCAAAACCTGTGGTGTATTTACCCACAGAGACCAAGTGTTTAATCTTTCCGTCACGGTACGCTTTGACAATCTCTTTGTCAGTGGCTGGTCTGTCCCTCAAGATTCCTTCGTCGCCTGCTGACAGAGCGCTATTCTCTGGTGGCAGGCTGGCTAGTATTTCATGGGCGTGCTGCACGGTTGCAGCAAAATACATAATTCCACCTTTAACGCCGCGCTCGTTAGACTGGCGAATTACATCGCCAACGATTGCAGACGTTTTGCGGCCATGACCCACAAATGCGCGTTCAACGTCGCTGTGATTTGCTGTGCCATTGGGCAACAACCTGATCCCGTCCGCGTCGTAGGCTGCGGCGTTGATTCCGCAAACCTCCATTGGTGTGATAAACTCCTGATCCAGCATTTCGCGCGCCGAAACACGATAAACGCATTTCATAAAATATGGGTCACGCGTCTGCTGATCTGTGTTTGACCTACCGTCTGGCCACATGCGGAAAATATAGCCGGTTCCCATCCGGTGTGGCGTGCCAGTCAGCCCGATTACTCGCAAATTAGGGTTAGCGGCCCTCATAGCGTCAATGATGCTTAATATGGTTGGCGTTAGTTCGTGCGCTTCGTCAATGATGACGCCACAATAACCATCCTGCCCCGACCTGCAAAATCGGCTTATGCTGTTTTTTACCGTGCCAGGGGTAGCAAAAACAACCCCGTTTTTTGTCGACTTGGTGCCAGCGCTCGCAGAAAACACAGACGCAGATTCACCCGTCATCAAAAACTTTTCGAGATTTTGAACAACAAGCTTTGCGTTTGGCTGCAAACACAAAACCCGCCTTCCACCGCTTACTTTTCGCAGCCAGCGGGCAAGGTCGGCAACCATAAAACTTTTGCCTGCGGCGGGTGCCGCGTCAATCAAACACGGGTCAGTGCTGGACTTAAGCCACAGTTTTGCTGCCCTCGTCGCGGCTTCCTGATATGGTCTCAGTATCATTTTAACAACCAGTGTGAGGACGGCGCGCCCCTATACGGCTCAAGGTCAGCGTTTGGCAATAACGCCTTAATTGCCTTGGCGTATGACACAGCGCCTTCCTTCTCAACCTTTGTAAGGTTTCTCCCGCAAACCGTGGCGTTCTTATCGCCCGCTTGTTTTACCAGTTCGGCAAGGATTTCTTTTTTCCGCTCCTGCGCCTGCTCTATGGCCTCGCTAAGGTCGTCATATTCCGACAACATCATTTGAACAGACGGCGTGTCGATTTCAACGCGTTTTCCGTCAAGGTGTTTTTGCGCGTTCGGCTGTTCGCGCTCGATCAAATATTCGTCGTAAAAAGCCTTAAGCTTTGGAAGGTTTTTTGCGCGCCATTTACTGTCCGGCAATATGCGGTCTGTTTTTGCGTAACCACCAGGTGCCCATTGAAAAAAATCCCACCATGCGCGCTCACAGACCCAAAGGCTAAATTGCACTTGATCGTAGTAATGCGGCTGATCCTCAATGGTCTTAAACGAATCCTCAGGCGTCATTTTCCGCAAGCTATAGGGGCACTTAATTTCAAGTCCACCCGTGAGACCTATCAACCCATCTGGTGAGCATCCCGCCCAGTCGTCCTTTGTGATAAATCCCACGGCCTCAACCGCGTTTCCGGTTTCCATACGATAATCAATCAAGGCTCCGGCCTCGTTGTATGTGCCGTACTCTGTGGCTACATTGCCGGTAAAATCTGATTCTGCCCCGTGATAGTCGCGCACCATACGGCGCATAATATCGGCCCTTGTGGCATATGGCGCGTGATTAAGTATCCCACCTACCGCGCTTGCGGTTATGCGGCCTCGTCTTGCTGAGTGCCAAGCTTCTGTACGCTGTTCCATTTGGTTCCCTTCAAAAAACGACAGACTTTTTCCGGTCTGTCAGCGGATTAACAGTTAATCAAAACGGGATATCATCACCCTCAAGGCCGTCGTCAAAGTCTTGAACAGGTGCGGGCTTAGGTGTTTCGGCCCTTGCTGGTGACGCCACCTTGCTTTTAGCGCTGACGGCACAAATCCAATTGCCTTCGATCTTTGCGCCGGGGTTTTGGTTGTCATCCATTGACCACGACTTAACCTTGATGGTCATAAGCTTTTGCGTCAATGCCCGCGCTAGATCGTCGTCACTTGGTTTGCCCGCTTTCTGCGAGAGTTTACCGCCTGCGTTCGCGTCGATCGCAGCCAGCATACGGCGGGCTTTGTCGCGCTTTTTACCCGCATCCTTTGCGTTTGGGTCGTCATCGGTCACCCAAAGCTTTTGAAAGATTTTGCGGTTTTTGTATTCATCCGGTGTAACAACCGTCCAGCGCAGATTGATATATTCATCCCCGCCCTGAGTTGTTTTCCAGTTTGCTTCGTCGATCATGGCCAAAAGCGATGTATCGTCAGGGATGGGCGGGATGCTGCCCCCCTCAATTTCATAGGCTGCGCCGGTTTCGGTGGCTGACCCACCATCTGATAATTGCCAAAATGACATTAGTTTGCGTCCTCGTTTACGGTTTCGGGTTCGGCTGGCGCTTCAACGGCAACCGGTTGCGCCTTAGCGCGCGTTTTTGGCGTCGTCCACTGCTCAAACGGGTTCTTACCCCGCTCAAGGTCTAGCGGCTCTGTAATGCCAAGGCGGTTCTTGCTGACCGCCACAGGCGTAAGGTGCACCAGCAATACGCGGTCGTCAGAAGTCACAGCCCGCTTGCGCTCGTCGTCCTTACCCACAAGCACGGTTGATTGCTTAATGAATCCCACAACATCCACAGAGTCCACATAAGGAGCCATGGATTTTTCATGTAGTCGCAAGCTGTATTGCGTAAACGAATCCGAGTCAGGCGGTTCAATCCGCACAACGTCAGAATGCGCAATAAACACCACGTTGATTCCGCGTCTGCGAATTTTCTCAACGATGTTGCGCACGCGGTTGTGCTGTGTCGCCACCGCTGCACGCCCTGCACCATACCCGCCAAGCGCTGTATTGATCGCCTTGGCCTTAGGGTCGCTTTTCAGGATGTCCTCAATGAACATTGTCTCAAGGCCGGTCACGCTATCGATGATGACCGTCTTGTAGCCGTGATCATCTTGCCCCAAGGCAAGTAATTGCTCCCAAAGCTTTTCAGGTGAATTTGTCTCACCCAACGACACCGGCACCTGATCGCGCGGGATGTCGCGGGGTACCTTTTCGCCCTGCGTCTGGATCAGGAACACAGGCCCCGGCAGGGTTGCGGCAAGGCTGGTTTTACCCGTCCCCGGCGTTCCGCATATTGTCATTATCAGCGGCTCCCGAACCGGGGGCTTGGCTGCGGTTAAAATACTCATGAGAGAAAATCTCCTTTTCGACTGCTCTACACTTGCAATCTAGCTTGCCAATGTGTACGCTGTCAATAGACACATTTTTTATGGAGGACAAAAAAATGTTAACCCTTGATCAGATAAAAGAGAAAATGAAAGACAGGCGTGTTCGCGTCGTGGCGAAAGAAACGGGCATGAACCATCAAACGATTTACAACGCCTTGAAGGACGGTTCTAACCCTGAGTACGAAACGGTTAAGGCCCTGTCAGATTATTTAGAAGCGCAATAAAGGCTTAAACAATGACTAAAGATAAGGGTTTAGCGGCACGGTATGCTTATGAGTTTTGGCAGGCCGGTTATAGGGTTTTCCCGATTCAGGGCGCGCGCAAAACTAAATCAGGGATAATGTGCGAATGTGGAAATCCATCGTGCACGGCGTACTTTAAACACCCTGTGGCGTCTAACTGGCAACACACGCCGCTTTGGGACGATGAGCAAATAGATAACATGGTTGAGTATGACCAATTTGAAAACGGCTTCGGTGTACTCTGCAACGGGTTGTTAGTTGTTGACGTTGACGCCCGCAACGGTGGCGTTGAATCGTTTGCCAAGCTTTGTGACATGGTTCCCCAGATATCAGGGGCTGGCATGATCGTTAAGACCGGCTCTGGGGGTGGTTCGCGCCACTTGTATTTCCGCGCTCCTGACGGCGTGTCACTTGTGCAGCATATGCCAGAATTGCCGGGGATTGATTTCAAGGCAAACGGCTTTGTTATCGGCCCAGGCTCTAAACATGTAAGCGGAAATTATTATGAAATAGGTGTTGGTGGCCCTGACGATGTCGAGGATGCACCACAGGGGCTTATAGACCTGCTTCGTCGCCCAGACCGCCACAGGGCAGACTATGACGGGCAGTCGGTTGATGTGTCGCATCAGGACATTGCAGATATGTTAGCGCATATTGACCCTAACATTCATTATCCAGAATGGCTTAGGGTTGCTATGGCCATACACCACGCAACGGGCGGAACCGGGTTTGAATTGTGGGATCATTGGTCTTCATCCGGCGACAGTTACGACTCTGACAAAATGGGCACGCATTGGCATAGCTTCGGGCGGTCTGCCAATCCTGTAACGCTTGGCACATTGGTGCACTATGCTGAGGCGGGCGGCTGGGTAATGCCGGTTACATTCACGGGCGGCGCTGAGTTTGATTTTAGCGAACCAGTTGAGGCCCGCAAAGACGGCTTACCATTTGACCTTTCCGGTGTTGATCTGTCTTGCCCTCCGGGCTTTGTCGGCAAGGTTGCAGAGTGGATCGAAAACCAGTCTCGCAGACCACGGCGTAAGCTTTCTGCGGCGGCGGCTCTAATGGCCGTGGGTAACATTTCCGGCCTGCGCTACACAGACGACAGGGACGGCGTGACAACCAACCTTTTCAGCTTCTGCGTTGCTGGCTCCCGCACCGGCAAAGAGGCCATACAGCAAGCTGTATCTGAGATACACAGGGCGGCTGGCTGCGCACCTGCCACACACGGCGCTATTAAATCTGAACAGGAGATAGTTAAAAACCTTGTTCGCAATCAGGCCGCGTTTTACCTCATAGATGAGGTCGGTATATTTCTAAACAAAGTTAAAAACGCTCAACAAAAGGGCGGCGCCGCCTATCTTGATGGTGTCATTGGTATGTTGATGTCGGCATACTCCAAGGCGTCCGGGTTTATGTTGCTTACCGGCGACATGAAGGAGGATATCAGGGCACAACAAATCAAGGAATTGTCGGCACTGAATAAGCAAGATGATTCCGGCGATCTCCCAAGCTGGGGAAAACAAAGAATCACGCAGGTGCAAAAAACACTTGCGGGCTTAGATCGTGGCTTAGAGCGTCCTTTTCTGTCCCTCATGGGATTTACAACGCCGGTCACATTTGACGATCTTGTTGATTATCAGTCTGCTGCTAACGGCTTCATAGGGCGCGCATTGATCTTTCAGGAGCGTGAAACCGCGCCACGCTCTAAAAGGGGGTTTATGCGGGTTCCTATGTCATCGGCTATGGCTGCAACCTTCTGCCAGTTATACACGGGCGGCGATTACGATATGGAGGGTTCAGGTCGCGTTGAACACTATGGCGACCTTAACGTCATTCCAACAGACACCAGGGCGGCTGACATGATGGACGGCGTATTAGACTGGTTTGAGGATCAGGCGGTTGACCACAAGGCGCGTACAGGGCTTGAGGCGCTGTATCTTGGGGCTTATGAGCTAGTGAGCAAGGTAAGCCTAATTCTTGCCGTCCCTGAAGGCCGTAGGACGGTTGAACACGTCCGCTGGGCCTTTGCCTTGGTCAGACGCGACATTGACGACAAGGCCCGCCTTGTGACCTCCAATGACCGCGTTAAGGATGCACCAAAGCTTGCGCTGCGTTCAAAGATCGCAAATGTGATCGACGGGGACGGAGAAACCCTCGGCGTGATCGCTAACCGGCTGCGTAAATACAAACGCGAAGACATAAAAAAAGAGCTTGACGCAATGGTTTCTGAGGGTCTAGCGTTTCGTGAGGAATTTAAAGCGAAAGTTGCTGGCGGACTGGCGGAAAGGTTCGTTTTATCGCAAGGATAGTAACAAGGGTAGTCAAAGGATAGTAAGCTAAACCTTTGAAATCATTGAAGGATACACGATAGTAAGAATATAGGCCCCTCGCAGTTTTTTGCGGAGGGGTCTTTTTTTGTCCAATTTTTCGGGCGGCTCTGGTGATTTTTTTTGAGTCATTTTTTGGGGTCAAGATCAGTAGGAAAGACCCCCCCCCCTATACATATTTATTTTTTTAAAAAATGAGAGATAAAAAAGAGAGAGAGAAAAATTGAACTGATCTTACTAATCTTAATCTATTATATATATAAGATATTGATATCATTGATTTTATTAGGGGAACAAAACCAGAACTAGCGATAGTAAGGCAAGAATATCCTTTTACTGGCCTTTACTGATCTTGATGTGGCCCCGTTAATTGCGTGCGGCAAAATAATCATGTCATGCGTATTATTTATGTTGACACCGAATATCGTTTCGGTTAGTGTGGGTTATCGAAACGGCGCTGAGGCGCACAAACGGAGGGAATGAAGATGACTTACGAAAGGGGCCAATTGGTTAAGTATTCAAAGCCAGAGGCTGGCGAAGAGTGCATGACTTTTGTGGTTATCGAAGATCGCGGCGATCGCCTTTTGGTGGGTCTTGTCGGTGCGCAAGGTTTTGGGTCGCAGGAGTGTTTCGCAAAATCGCATTATGAGGCCGCGTGATGCGGGCCATTGTAGGTATGGAGTGTAGGGGAAATACGCGGGACGCATTGCGCGCCGTTGGTGTTGCGGCTTGGTCGTGTGATTTGCTTCCCGATGTTTCTGGGTCTCCGTATCACATAACCGGCGACATAATGGCGCATTTGATGGAGGTTCCTGACGGTTATTACGATCTGGGGATATTTCATCCCGACTGCACGATTTACACAGGTGCGGCGGCATGGGCGTTTAAAGACCCTGATTTTGTGAAGTATCCAGAAGTTGGGTATCATCAGAAGGTGAAGCCAGGAACGCTGACCGGTCAGGCTCGGCGCGACGAACAGGAAAAACAGTTTGCGTGGCTTCTGGATTTTATCGATCTGGCGACACGCAAGTGCAAAAGGTGGGCAATAGAAAACCCAGTTGGGATGTTATCGACATTATGGCGCAAGCCTGATCAGACGATACAGCCGTATGAATTCGGAGAGGATGCAAGCAAAAGAACGTGCCTTTGGCTGCACAACTTGCCAGAGCTGCGCGGAACAAAGCGGTTTGTTGGACGATTTGTTAACGGTGTTGAGCGGTGGTCAAATCAGACTGACAGCGGGCAGAACAAAGAATCACCATCCGGTGACAGATGGATTAAACGGGCTGAGACCTACCCAGGAATTTCAGCCGCAATGGCGCAACAGTGGGCTTTAGAAGGGAGTTGAAAAATGATCCAACACCCGACGATTAAGCTGCAAAACTACATACGCATTGCGGGCGGGTCAGACTTATTCCCCATTGGCAGGATTGACGTATTTCCGCAAAACCCCGGCAAGGGATGGGCGCTTGATACGCCTGTCGCGCGCCGATTAGCTATGAAGAGGATTGAGGAGCGGACATGAAAATCGTTAGCGCAAATTTACAGAATTACGATTTTAATCTCTTGATAGTCATAGAGCGAGAGGACGGAACCATATGTGCCGTCGACCTGCCCTACGACGTCATAAAAAAGGTTAAGCCGCGTCACACGCTAAATCTCGGTGGTACTGAAAATTATTACGATTGGCATGAAGAGGATTGAAAAATGATTGTAGCGAACGAATTTACACCGTGGTTTAAAAGCTCGCGCGGGCCTGATGACATGCACAAGCCTGATGATTCGGTCATTGACGTTGAGTTTACGGTTGTTGAAACAAAGCTTTTGGAAGTTAATGGAGAAGACCAAAATGATCAGCATGGATAAGAAATATACGACGCGGGGCGGTCGGGAGGTGCGGCTGTTGTGCGTTGATGGGCCGGGAAAGCTTCCTATTGTGGGGATTATAGGAGTTGATATTCACTCTTGGTGGGGGACGGGCAACTTTATGCGCCTAGGGGAAAATCAATTAGACCTCATAGAAGCGCCAGAAATTATTGAGATCGATGTTTGGGTTAATGTTTATGATAAGAACATTGTAAGCCAGCCCTACGACACAAAGAGCGATGCTGATGATGGTGTGTCTGATTACCTTAAACGCATCGCCTGTATCAACATCAAGCGGACTGTAACCGTTGGGGAGGGGCTGTGATGACAGAAAGAACAATAATCATATGCGCGGTTGTGGCTTTTAATGCGGTGATAGCTGTAGTCCTTTTTGGTGGTGCTGCCTATGCGGTTTTTGTTGAGGGCCGCTCCGGGTGGTGGTTTTTAGCTGCGTTGGCGGTTTATTCTGTGCTGGCAAAAGAGGTCAAGTGACATTGACGCAAGCCCTGAGGTGTTGTAACTTAAGGCTTCCGCGCATATTGCGCCCGTCCTCTCATAAAGGCCCTACACATGGCGTCAACTAGATCTCATTTACAGCTTAACGTAACAACTGTTGCGGCGGCTGGCTCAAACAGTCAGGCTAACTCAACCCTGGTGCCTAAGGTGCCGGTCGTTGTTGTGACTACCGTGTCATCCACTGCCCGTGGCGTTCGCCTACCTGCTGACCTGCCAGTGGGTGCAGGTATCCAGATTTTCAACGGTACTGGAACGGCGGTAAATGTGTACCCAGGGGTTGGGGGTTGGATTAATTCATTGGCTACCAATGCCGTTAAGGCTCAGGCCGCAAACACGGGTTGCGAGTATCGCCAGGTGTCTGCTGGCCGCTGGCGTGTAATTGTTGGGGCTGCGTAAAACAAACATGGGTAACGCGTAATATGGACGACCTTATCAGGTTTCAAACTCAGTTGCCGGTGGACACAGAGACATTGCGTTCTAATGTCCGTTATGCGCTGAGCCTTGGGCTTGATGGGGTCGCGCCTGTCGTTGGCGATCTGGGTCACATGCACATTTACGCAAATGGCCCCAGCCTCAAAGATGCGCCTATCCATTATCCGTGCATGGCTCTGAATGGGGCTTTACGCACGTTTTCCGCAAAGGGGCTTGTCCCGAACTATTGGGCAGCGTGTGATCCACAACGACTGGTGGCTGATTTCATCCCGCCTGAGATGACGCAGCTAACAGAATTTCTGGTGGCGTCCAAGTGTCATAGGTACGTGTTTAAAGTCCTGCGGGATGCTGACGTCACCTTGTGGCATGTGGGCGACGAATCAACCGACGATATGGGGCTGGAAACCGTACCTACTGGTGTTTCAATCACGCTGTGTGCAATTGGGCTTGCTTATGCAATGGGGTATCGTGAGATCACCGTCTACGCATGGGATGGTTGCTATGATGCGCAGGGCAACAGTCACGCAGCCGCACAGGGCCACAGTCGGGCGCATGATGTGATTGTCGAGGTCGGGGAGCGTGAGTATCACACGACACACTCATGGGCCCTGGAGGCGCAAAACGCATCGTTTTATGTTAAACAGTTTTCAGGGCTTAAGCTGAACATTGAGGGTAACGGCCTGATAGCTGCTGTATTGCAAGCGGGGAATGACCATGAGTGCTGAGGCAAATTGGCGTATTTTTGGAGGTGGGCGTGGCATTGCTTGACAATCCGCGACATGAAGCATTTGCTAGAGGGATTTTTGAGGGAAAGTCTCAAGAAAAAGCGTATATTGACGCCGGTTATTCGCCAAACGGTGCACGGGGGGCTAGCACAAAGTTGCTGCAAGCCAATGCAAGCATTAACGAGCGAGTAGCAGAGTTGAACCGAAAAGTTGAGGCATCGGCTGTTTGGGGTAAGGTAGATATACTTAATCGCCTCGCATCCTTGCATGATCGCTTTGCGGTTAATGAGGACGCGCCGTCTGGATCGGTAGCAAGGGCCGCCCTGATGGACTACGCCAAGCTTAATGGCCTGGTGGTTGATAAGACCGATGCCAAGGTCGGCGGGTCTATTTCATTTACGGTGGAAACTGGTGTCCCAAGGGCAGAGGATTAGGCTGGACTACACGTCTCGCAAACAGTTCGTTGGTTTCCATTGCCGCAAGCAACGATTTGCCGTTGTGGTAGCGCACAGACGCGCTGGCAAGACTGTTGCCTCTATTTACGATCTGGTTGATTCTGCCCTGCGCTGTAAAAAGCAAGAGGGCCGTTTTGCGTACATAGCGCCGTACTACGCACAGGCTAAAGACGTTGTGTGGACGTATCTTAAGCGGGCCGTGTCACCTATACCAGGGGCACAAATCAACGAAAGCGAATTGCGTATTGATCTGCCTAACGGTGCACGCGTCAGGCTTTATGGTGCTGACAACTATGACCGGATGCGCGGGATTTACCTTGATGGCGTTGTCTTGGATGAATACGCAGATATGCCTCCCGCTGCATGGTCTGAGGTGATCCGCCCCGCATTGGCTGACCGGCAAGGGTGGGCTGTGTTTATCGGTACGCCTAAGGGGCGCAATGCCTTTGCTGATCTTTATGAAAAGGCAGCGGCAAATGACGATTGGTTCTCGTTGCGCTTAAGAGCCTCTGAGACTGGCATCATACCGGAGGCTGAATTGCTAGACCTCAAGGCTGAAATGTCCGCAAATGAATACAGGCGAGAGATGGAAACAGATTTTGATGCAGCGATTGAGGGCGCTTACTTTGCTGATCTGATTGACATAGCGCGACAAGAAGGCCGCATCGGTCGGGTGTCGGCTGATCCTCTAATGGCAAGGCGTATATATTGCGATATTGGCGGGCCAGGGGCTAAGGCTGATGCGTTCTCTATGTGGGATGCGCAGTTTGTGGCACGTGAAGTCAGGGTTTTGAACTATTACGAATCGCAAGGCCAGCCAGCCGCTGAACATTTTGCGTGGTTGCGCTCCAAGGGTCTTGGCCCCGGCAAGGCTGAAATATTCCTGCCTCATGACGGCCTGACACAAAATGGCCCCGTCGCTGGCAGTTGGGAAAGCGCTTTCCGTGAGGCGGGGTGGAGCGTTACAACGCTACGCAATGAAGGATCTGGCAATGCTGGGGCGGTGTCGGTGCGTATTGAGGCGGTAAGGCGTCTTATGCCGTCAATATGGTTTAATGAGGAAACCTGTAAGGCTGGCCTTGCTGCACTGGCTGCGTATGCTGAGAAGCGCGACGTTAAGCGCAACGTGGGGCTTGGGCCTGATCACAATTGGGCGAGTCACGCAAGCGATGCGTTTGGGCTGTTGTGTGTTTGCCATGAACCGCCGCGTTCAAGTCAAAAGCTTTCTATGCCTTCATATGGTAGCGTTTAGGGTTAAAGCTTGCTTTACACTCCCATGATCGCAAAAACATTTGCCAAAGCGGGCCAATCGGGGTAAATAATTCCAAACTGCAAGGGCGGATCATGCGCGAAGAATTGTCTGACGAAGAAAAGTCTGATCTGCTAGGGGATGTGCTCGCAGAATGCTCGCGCTCCATTGGCTTTGACACATCAAACTCTGGCGAACTGACAGAGCAACGCGAACGTGCGCTGAACTACGTTAAAGGTGAGATGCCCGATCTTGTGATGCAGCTTAAGGGCCGCTCTAAGGTCGTATCAACTGATGTAGCTGATGCTATTGAAACCGCCATGCCTGACCTGATTGACATCTTCACAGGGTCGGACGATGTGGTGGTCTTTGAGCCTATGGCCGAGGATGACATAGAGGCGGCACAGCAAGAGACCGATTACCTCAATTATGTGCTGTTCCAGCGTAACAGCGGATGGATGGTGCTATATACCGCGTTCAAGGATGCGTTGACGTGTAAGACTGGCGTGTTTTCATGGCGCTGGGACGGTGAGTTTGAGCCGCCCGCAGAGATGCAGACCGGCAAGAGCGCTATGGAAATGCTCAAGGCGGGCATGGAGGGTGTTGTCTCTGATGTTACGACTGGCGATCCTGACGACATGGGCCAGCCGACATTCAACTATGAATTTACGCCTAAGAACGCTAAAGGCCGCATGATCATTGAGGCCATCGCTTCTGAGGATTTGGCGGTTGCTCCTGACACTAAGTCACTTGCCACGGCTACATATTGCTGTGTGCGCTCGCATCCACGGGCGCAAGAATTGCTGGCCTTGGGCTTTGATCCTGATGTAATCGACGCATTACCGGCATGGACAGAGAATGGCACGGCTGCCGAGGCTCAAGCCCGTGACACGGTAGCTGAATCGCAGATGGTCGGTGGCACGACAAGCGATATGAGGCAGGTCGAGATATACCGCCATTACATCCGCAAATACCATGCCGATGAAAAAGAGTGGTGCCTGTATCAGGTGACGACTGGCGGGCGTGGTTATACCAATACGCTGATTGACATCGAAGAGGTGTCACGCATCCAGCTTGCGGCCATTACGCCATTTATCAATCCGCACCGCTTCTATGGTGATTCCATCGCGGATAAACTGATGGAAATCCAAAAGATCAAGTCAAGCCTGATGCGCATGACGCTTGACAATGGTTACTTTGCCCTTAATCAGCGCTTTGAAGTCGCTGAAAATGGCATGAATGAAAACACGCTCGACGATCTGCTGAACAATGAGCCGGGGATGCCGGTTCGTGTGCGATCTGCGGGCACAATCAATGCTATCAGCGCCGGTGGCCTGAACTATGACCCGCTTTCGCACCTTGAATACTTCTCCACGGTCGCAGAGCAACGCACGGGCATTGTGCGCAACGCACAGGGCCTGAATCCTGACACGCTTCACGATACCAAAGGTGGCTTGCAAATCCTCGCTAACGCCGCTCAGAAGCGCTTACGGATGATTGCCCGCACCTTTGCCGAGACGGGTTACAAGGATTTCCTGCTAGGCCTGCACGCCTCATTGCGTGAGGTCGGTGCGTCTGTGTCTGAGACCGTGCGCCTTCGTGGCAAGCAATTCGTTTCGGTTGATCCGTCCACTTGGCGGCAACGCGACGACATGACGATTGCTGTGGGCGTCGGTGCTGGTGGGCGTGAGCATGATATGATCGTTGGCCAGCAATTGGGCATGATCCAGGAAAAGCTTATCATGGCGGATCAATCCCCAGATGGGCCATTGCTGAATAAAGAAAAGGTCTATAACGCGGCGATGTTTGCCATTAAGTCGCTGGGTGTGAAATCGCCTGAACTTTATGTCGCTGACCCTAAAGAGTTTCAACCTCCTGCACCACCCCCGCCTGATCCGAAGGTGCTGGAAGGTCAGGCCAAATTACAGCTTGAACAACAACGCTTGCAACAGGATGCCGCGAAGGCTTTGGCGCAATCTCAGTACGACCAGGCCAAGTTGCAGCAAGAATACACCCTCCGCATGGCTGAGATCGAGACAAAGGACAGATTCGAGCGTGATAAGCTTGCAACCGAGGTCGAACTGAACTCCAGCCAGTTTGAGGCTGAACTGACGTTCAAGCGCGAGCAGGTAGCGATTGATTCGCTAACCTCAGAGCGTGATGCGCAGATTAAGAGCGTATCGAATGATGTTGAACTTGGAGGGGACACGCTGTGACCAATTGGAAATGGTGGAAGCCAAAGCCCTCAATCGATCGTGACATCTCACAAGAGCAACGTGAGGTGTCCGACCGTGCAAAAAATGCGTTGCCTGTCATGATGGAAGTCGCTGCCGAAGTGCGCGAAGCCCTGATGGACAACATTATCAAATCCGGCCCGAATGACTATGAAATCAGAGAATATTATTATCATGCCGTCAAGGGGCTGGATGCTGTAATCGCGATGACTGAGGTCTACGCAAACCGTCAAAACATGGCTGAGGCCATTGAGGCATATCGAAAAAAGGTTAATCAATGAGTGGTGATTTAGAAGCTGCAATCCAGGCTGTAACTGACATGGACGCGGCCCCTGAGCCTGTGGCGGCTCCCGTAGTTGACGATAAACCAGAAATAAGCGATACTGAGATTGTCGAACCTGAAACCGCTGACGCTGAGGCTGATGAGGTTGATGGCGACGAAAGCGACGATGATCAGGCTGAGGCCGTTGAATCCGTCGAAGCCCCGCAATGGTGGGACGCCGAAGCGAAGGCAGAGTTTGCCGCATTAACCCCGAAGGCTCAGGCTATTGTCAGGGCACAAGAGGAAAAGCGCGAGGCTGTGGTCGCCAAGGTTAAAGCTGAGTCCTCTGAGGCTCGCACGTTAGCTACAACTGAGGCCAATAAGGCTAAAGAGCTTGCTGATCGTATGGCTGCGGCCATTACTGATGAGCGCAAGGCGTTTGATGAGTATTTCACCGATATCGATTGGAATGCATATCTGTTGCAAGACAGGGACGCAGCCCAAGCGGATTGGATGCGATACCAAACAGGCCTTGAGAAGTTCAACAAAGCTGAAAATGACCGTGCTGCGGCTGACAAATTATGGCGTGAGAACTTCATGCGTGAAGAATCCGCCAAACTTACAGAGATTGCGCCTGATATCGCTAACAATGCCGAGACCTTGCGGGGGATTGGCGATTACATTGTTAAAAGCGGTATTTCTCCCGATGCTCTGCTCACAGTTTCCGCTCTGGAACTCACGATTGCCCACAAGGCGATGATGTATGACAAGATGATGGCTGAGGCCACGTCTAAAACGGTTCCACCCAAGACACCAACCGTCACGAAACCCGCCAAGGTAGCCCCACAAGGCGCAACTGGCAATCGTGGCACGTCCTCACAACGGGACATTTCACAACAACGCAATCGACTTGCACAAACGCGATCCATTGACGACGCCGCCAAGTTGATTACCAAATTAGGGTTCTAAAATGGCTGTACCTGCAAACACTATGGATACCTACGAAGCCGTAGGCAACCGCGAAGACCTCTCTGACGTGATCTACAAGATCGCCCAGACGCTGCGTCCTTTCCAGCAAAATATCAAAAAGGGCACCGCGAAGGCCACCTTCTCCGAGTGGCAAACCCAAGCGCTCCGTACCCCAGTCGGTACGAACAAGAACGTGCAGGGTGATGACACTGCTGCCACTGCGCCGAAGCTGACGACTCGTCTGGGTAACCGCACCCAGATCTTCAAGGAATCGGCAACCGTAGCGGGCACACAGCAAGCTGTTGATTCGGCTGGTCGTCCGAATGAAATGTCGTATCAGGTCTTGCTCAAGGGTGAAGAACTGCTGAACGATATGGAAATGTCGCTGCTCGGCAACTATGCCGCAATCACTGGCGACGCTGCCACGGCTGCCCAGATGGCCGGTGCACTGGCCTGGATGACCTCTAACGTCTCTCGCGGCGTCGGTGGTTCGTCTGGCACTTACTCCGGTGGCCAAGGTGCGGCTACTAACGGGACGCAACGCCCGTTCACTGAAGACCTGTTGAAGACCGTTCTGGCCTCTGCGTTTACCGCTGGCGCTTCCGGCCCGAAACTGGCTCTGATGTCGGCCACGCACAAGCAAACCTTCTCGTCGTTTACCGGCATCGCCGATATTCGCCGTGATGTGTCGGGCATGAATCAAGCCGTGATCGTCGGTGCTGCTGATGTTTACATCGGCGACTTTGGCCAAATCACGACCGTTCCTGTTCAGTTTGGTCTGACCCGCGATGTGCTGATCATTGATCCGGCATATTGGGAACTGGCTTACCTCCGTCCGCTCAAGACTGAGATTCTGGCCAAGACCGGCGACGCTGACAAGAAGCAACTGCTTTGCGAAGCAACGCTGATTGCCCGCAACGAAAAAGGGTCTGCGTCGATCAACGACCTTTCTTAATAACCTGCGGGGCTGGCTGCGGCTGGCCCCCTTTTTCCAAGGGATAACTTATGCCAGTTTTTAAACACGAACTCGAAGCCGGTGTTACTGAGCCTGTAAAACAAGTCAAGGTGACTGTCCGCGAAGAGGGGCACGGCAAGATCAGCACGGGGCTTCATGACCCAAAGTCTGGTGAGCAATACTTTGCTGAGGGTGAAGAATTTACAATCGATGAGCCTATCGCGCTTGAACTGAAAAAGCGCTATTACGTCGATATCCAAAAGGTCAAGGCGACCCTGTAATGAACCGGCCAGAAGATTACGGGTGGGTTGAATTTCCTCCGCTGCCAGACGGTACGCGGCGCTGGGTCAAGTTTGACGAAGACCTAAAGCAATGGGTGTGCAAGAAATCAACGCCCATGGATAATGTGAGCGCTATTCTTGACCACAACGCGCAAGCCCGTAATCACACCACAGGGCGCAACGCTGACGGAACCATGGTGCGGGTTGCGTCTATTCCTGCGGCGGTTCAGATGAAATGGCTGGCTGAGGATGGGCTTGACATCCAAAATCCAGAACATGCAGACCGGCTGCGCAAGAAATTGAATGACCCTGATTGGGCCTTCCTGCGTACAGGCGGCGGCAATCTTGGCTTTACACAGGACGGGAACATTCGATGAGCCTTAGCAGCTATTCAGGTATTCAAGCGGCTGTAGCGTCATGGATGAACCGTGCTGACCTCACGGCAAATATCCCTGACTTTATCACGCTGGCAGAAGCGCGCATGAACCGCCTGCTGGCTGACAATGCTAATCTGGTGGCCAGCGCAAATATCACGTTCACTGATGCCAATCGCACACTGCCTGACGATTTCATGGGCGTTGTGTCGCTGGTGTATGATACCCCGCAAGGTGGCGCGCTGCGCTTCATGCCGAACCGTGACTTCTTCGACATGCAAGCGGGCGGCTACGGTGGGACGCCTAGTTATTTCACGGTGTCGGATGGGCAGATTTATATCTATCCCGGACCATCGGCTGAGGGGCTGCAATTGCGGTTGCGGTATCGCCAAAAGATCGACGCGCTCAATCTGGGGCCTAACTGGCTATTAGAGAATCACCCGGACGCTTACCTGTTTGGCGCGCTGGTTGAGGCATCGGCGTTCATGGTTGAAGACGACCGTGGCGCTATGTGGAAGTCTCGCTTTGATGAGACAATAGCGGAAATCAATAAAGAGGGGCTGGCTAACTCGTTTGGCGGGCCTTTGCAAATCAAGTCATGTGGTGGTGAATAATGGGTACGACTGCAAATTATAATTGGGAATACCCAGACGACGGCGCTGATCAGGACGTGTGGGGCGCTATCAACACGGTGATGTTTAACCAGATGGACACTGACCTTAAGGCGGTGTCTGTGGTGGCTAATGCGGCCTCACAAACCGGCTTTGTGCAAATGTGCCTTAATCCATTGGCGGTTAGTGTTCCATCTGGGTATATTCTGGCCAACGGCCTTACCATCGGTAATGCGTCGTCGAATGGCACAAACCGCGCCAATGCTGACACGGCGGCTTTGTTTACGTTCTTGTGGGACAATTACCCCAACGTGGCACTGCCGATTTACACCTCCGGCGGGATAGCATCAACGCGTGGCGCGAGTGCTGCGGCTGATTACGCTGCCAATAAGGCGCTTACGGTGCCTGAGTTGCGGGCAGAGTTCCCGCGCTTTGCCGATTTGGGCCGCATGGTGGATGCTCCGGGCGGGGTATCTCGAACCGTGGGCACCCATCAAACCGATCAATACCCGGCGCACACGCACAATCAAGAGGGTGGGGCAACTGGGGGTACATTCGGCGGCTCAACGGCTGGTTTCATGACAAATGCCGGTGGTGTTAATGGTTCAACAAAGGCCACGTCTTCGGCGGGTGGGACTGAAAACAGTTCAGAAAACCGTCCGCGCAACTTCTCCGTCATGGGCATCATCAAACTGTAATGCAGTACATAACACTTGACATTCCACCGGGAGTTTATCGCTCTGGCACAGAGTACAAGAGCCGGGGGCGGTTCTATGATTCGCAATTGTGGCGCTGGTTTTCCGGTGAGCAACGCCCTGTCGGTGGATGGGTGCAGCGCTCACGCGGAACGACGCTGGTGGAGGGGGCAACCCGCGCTCTGGTTACGTGGCGTGACAATGACAATAAGTCATGGGCTGGCATCGGTACGCACTCGCACCTTTACGCCATGACAAGCGGCGGCTATATCTACGACATTACACCGTCCGGATATACGGTGGGGCGTCCGTCTGCCACGGCATCGGGCGCTTATGGCTCTGGTGTGTATGGTTCGGGCTTTTATGGCTTTGGTGTGCCTGATGAGGCTGTTTATAGCCCCGCTACGGTGTGGAGCCTTGATATATGGGGTGAGAACCTTGTGGGCTGCACCATAGAGGATGGAAATATTTATGAGTGGGTGCCCAATGTCGCGTTAGATGCTTCGGCCATTACGGGCGCACCAACGGCACGGGCTGTCGTTGTGACGGCTGAACGCATTATGATGGCTCTGGGTGCTGATGGTGACCCGCGTCTTGTGCGTAATTCGGGATTGCAGGACAATACAGACTGGACAGAAACCACCACAAACTATGCGCGCCAATTCCCATTGCAGACCGTAGGGCAACTGATGTGCGGACGCCGCGTCAATGGTGGGACTCTGCTAATGACGGATGTTGACGCTTGGCTTGCTACATTCTACGGGCAGCCATATGTTTACACGTATGAAAAGGTAGGCTCTGACTGCGGCGTGATCGCGCAGGGTGCTATTGCCACGGTGGATTCACAGGCAATCTGGATGGGGCAAAATGGGTTTTTCCAGTTCAACGGCCTTGTGCAGCCGGTATCGTGTGACGTGCATGATTATATCTTTTCAGACCTTAATATAAATCAATCGTCCAAGATCACAGCAACGCACAATTCATTGTTCAACGAAATCAGGTGGGATTATCCGTCTGCGTCGTCTAATGAAAATGATCGTTACGTGGTTTATAATTACAAAGAGGGCCATTGGGCAATCGGTCAAATGTCGCGCCTATGCGGTTGCGATCAGGGGGCTTTTGACTTCCCTATGATGATTGATGCAAGCGGGCTTGTGTGGGATCATGAGCGCGGCATGGATCACGGCGGTCTGCTGCCATATGCTGAATCCGGCCCGTCTGAGATTGGCACGGGGGATCAAACACTGATGGTTTCAAAGATCGTGCCGGACGAAAAGGCCCTGGGTGATGTTGAGGTGACGTTCTTCACGCGCATCTATCCTATGGGGGCTGAAACGACCGTGGGGCCTTATCCGTTGACACAGAACACCGATTGCCGCCTAAGCGCAAGGCAGGTCTCCGCAAGGCTTACAGCGGCTGATAATGTTGACTTCCGCGTTGGGTCGTTTCGTTTTGGAATCACTCAGAGGGGCAAACGATGAATCTCCCCAATGCCACGGCTACGTATGATCAGGCTAACGAGCAACAGGCGCGCCGAGTGCTGGCGCAAGAGGATAACAAGAACTTCAAACAGGGTAAGGATATCCTGTTAGTTCGTGAACGCATTGTTTTGCTATCACCAGATGGCACGGAATGGGCCTTGGCCGTGAGTAATGCCGGTGTGGTATCGGCCACGGCTTATCCGTAATGTCTACCCAGCCTGAGCGTCTGACGTATTGGCAATTTGCTGAACGCCACATGATATTCGCGTCTGAGGCACAAAAAGAAGAGATACGCAAGGCATTGCTTGCGGAACAGGCTCAATTATGGCACAAAGGGATGTCTTGTGCGGTCACTGAGGTGACCACAGAAAACACGCTCCATATCCTGCAAGCGTCCGGGTCATTGGCTGACCTGATTGACCTTCTGGATAGTGCGCTGATCTTTGCGAAGGTCGCCGGATGTGTCGGAATCGAGTTATCGGGCCGTAGGGGCTGGTGGCGCGTTATGTCGAAATTCGGTTTCATCCCTGATGGGGATCGCATGTTTAGGGCTGTTTAATGTCGAGCAAATCAAAGACCGCATCTACCACCACAAATCAGACGGCGCTCAATCAATATAATGACGCCAAATCGTCTTTGCCGACCGCTTACAGCGCCTTGTCTGGATCGCAGATCAATAACTACATGAATCCGTATCAGTCTGCGGTGACAGACGCTACGCTGAAAAATCTCGATACGTCGCGTCAAATGGCGCTCAATCAAAATAATGATCAGGCTATCAAGGCCGGTGCATTCGGTGGGACGGGTGCAAGTGTTGAGCGCGCATTGACGCAAGGCCAGTACGATCAGAACGCCGCCACCACGCTTGCGGGCCTTAATTCATCCAATTACGCACAAGCCTTGCAAACTGCCCAGGCTGAGAACACGGCGTCTAATCAATACCCGCTGGCAATCCAGCAATTGCTTGGCCAGTTGGCACAAGGCACATCTACCACAAGCAAGGGTTCGTCTACGCCTAGCGAAATGCAGACGGGCGGACAGTTGTTGCAGACCGGTGCCTCTCTTGCTGCCATGTTCTCGGATGAACGCCTGAAACGCGACATTAAGCCTCTGGGTGAGCGCAAGGGCCGCAAGTGGTACGAATTTAAATACCTGTGGGATGATATCGTGCGTGAGGGCGTTATGGCGCAGGAAAATCTTGACATTGCCACTATGCAGCCGTGTGGGTTCTACACCGTCGATTATCGGGGGATTGTATAATGCCGCTGTTTGGAGCCAATGCGCCTAAGAATTGGGGAGATCGTCTGTCGCTTATTGGTGGCGGGCTTTATGATGCTGGTTCTGCCTTGCAGGGGCAATCGTCTAATCGTCTGGCTGGTGTTGAGGCTGGTTTTAAGCAACGTGCGCAGGATGAGGCGCAACAAGCGGCTATAGGCGGCATAAATCAGGAAATGGGGTTTACGCCTCGGACACCAACAAGCAATAGCTTGGATGCGCAGCCTGATATTTACGGCGCGCTGGCAAGGGCTGCACAGGCTGGTGTTGACATCAGCCCATATCTGAAACTACACCAAGCGCAAAACCCTGCTCCTGAGCGTCCACAGTTTGAAAAGGTGGGCGATACCCTGCTTAAGATTCAAGGTGGTGAAGTGTCCCCCGCTTATACCGCTCCACAACAAGCCGCTACGCCACGCATCTTTCAAGGGCCTTATGGCCTTTATCAGGTTGGTGAAGATGGCAAGGTTGTTGAACTGAAAAACTGGACACCGCCCGCTATTGTCACCAAGGGAATGAACCCACCTAAGCGTGGTGGATCTTCTGGCGGCGGCACCAACGCAGAACCACCGGAGTAACGCACAATGGCAAAATATGAAGAGGGCGCGGTATCTCCAAGCGGTAAGTATGTCGTCAAGGGTGGCCAATGGGTTCCAGCGACAAAAACAACTGGTGCGCCAAAGCTGACGACTGCTGATCAGGCAACGCTTGCTGAGGCTGGGGCGGCGTCTAACACACTGCCATATACAGCAACGCGCCTGAAAGAGTTTGAAAAGCTTAACGCAAAAGCGCCAACGGGGCCGGTTTATGGTAACGGTCTATGGGGCTTTAACCCCGTAAACCTTTTTAAGGGCGAAAACTTACAGCAGATGGAAGCCATCAATAACGAATTGGCTCCACAACAACGCGCCCCAGGGTCTGGCGCTACGTCTGATATTGAATACAAGGGCATGAAGCTTGCGCTTCCGTCTATTGAAAAGTACGGCAATGCAAACGCGGCTGCGTCTCGGAATATTCAGGAAAAAGCCCGTGAAGCCCAAGCCCGAAAGGCCTTCCTTGATCAATACGCCGCTGAAAAGGGTTCTCTGATCGGTGCTGAAACGGCTTTTGATTCCTATTGGATGCCAAAGCGCGCAAAGGAAAAGGCGGCGGGTTATGTTCCGGCGCGTCAACGCAATTACACCTCAACTGGTGGCAAGTCTCCACCGCGCAAGGCGTCTGGTGACAAGTTTGTCAAAGGCCAGACCTACACTGATGCGAACGGAAACCAGGCGACATATCTTGGTGATGGAAAGTGGCGTGAATAATGGCGTTTGACCCGTCCAGTGCAAAGCCTTTGAAGAATGGGTTTAACCCATCATCCGCTAAACCTGTAAAGGCTGCGGATGAAAAGTCGTATATAACTGACATTGGTGGAACCATTGGCGGTGCCATAAAGCAATATGGCGAAAACCTGAATAAGCGCATGAACGCGCCACTTCCTGCAAACCCTATTCAAGGAATTGCT